TGAATTATTATGTACATGTTAATTGTTGTATTTGAATTATTATGTACATGTTAATTGTTGTATTTGAATTATTATGTACATATAAATTCGTTGAAATCGTGAATATTTAACTAAAAACGGCTGTTTTTGGGGTAAAAACCGTAAAAAATGGCCTATTTTAATTATTATGTACATATAAATTCGAAAAAATTTAGCTTTCTTAAACCCCATAAAGGCAAACTTAAACAATAGTTAAAGAAATTAAACAATAGTTTAAGTTTACTTTTAAATAAATATAAAGAGTAAAAAAAATGATTTTTGGTACCATTAATTCAGATTTCAAAAAGAAAGGAGATAAAACTATGAAAAAAGGAAAAAATTACTGGGAACCGATATTTGAGGAGTTTATTAGAATGTATCCAGATCTCGGTGAACATATTGTAGATTGGTATCCAAGTGGTCAAATGGAGATCACGGTAAAAATAAAAGGCGGAAAGAAATATGCCTATGATTGGATGCGTAAAATAATAACATTATTGTATGATCCAGAAGACGAATATGACAAAACCGAAGACGAGTGGAGAAATACATTTGGTAGAAACTTAGATCATAAACTTTACAATGTCGGGAAGTCGCAAGATCTACTGGCTTTCGAAACAGGCATCTCTCCAGTAACTATAAATAAATACATAAAAGGTAAAGCAACACCAAGCACGTATAACTTACGAAAAATAGCACAAGCGTTACAGTGTAGCGTTACAGAACTGATCTATTGATATTTATTATATCGCGAACTATACAGCTTCTTTTATAGAAAATTAAAACCATCAAGGAGGAATTTATTATGATTATTAAAAGTATTAGCGAAAAACAAAACGAACTTCAATTAAAAGTAGACGAGCTTAGTGAAGCGTTAGAAACATATAAGAAAACAGTAGTTGAGCTTGAACAAGAGAAAGTTGCTTCATTGATGAGATTTGTTAAAACAATGGAATTACAATATGCGTTTGATGCAAAGAAATCAGACCAAAGTATAAAGGCATTGAGAACAAGAATCAACGAATTAGAAACCGAACTTGTTGTAGCTGCTAACGAGCTGGAGAAATTTATAGAAGAACACGATATTCATGGTTGCGAACGAAGCTACTTTTATGGGATTAAAGACATTGATATTCGTGAAAAACTTGATAGAAATGGATATATAATAGGTTTTAAATTTTAAAGACGAGAGTCTGGGTTAAATGCTCAGGCTCTTTGTTTTATCATTGATATTTGAAAGGAGTTACTAAATGGAAGAATGGAAACCACTAAGAGAAACTGACCAATACGAAGTAAGCACAGAAGGTCGTATTAGAAATGCCAGGACTGGACGAATCTTAACCGGAACGATCGACGGACAAGGGCGCGTTCAGGTCTGCCTAACAATTGACGGTAAAGTAGGAACTAAGGTTGTACATAGATTAGTTGCCGAAGCATATTTTGGTGACGAGTGTAATGGAAAAGATGTGTATCATCGAGATAGAGACAAAACAAACAATCGTGTTGATAATCTAGTCGTAGGTACAAGATCAGATGTTATAAAATATGCATATAGACACGGTAATATGATACCGAATAATCAACGACCAGTTCGATGTGTTGAGACTGGTGAAGTGTTTGAGTCCATATCAGAATGCGCTAGACAGATGCATATTTCAAAGCAATCAGTTAGTAGAAGTGCAAACAACCCAGTTTCACATACAAAAGATGGATTACATTTCGAACATATAGATTGATATTTACATAGGTTTAAAAGAGGGCACTAGATTTACATGCTCTCTTTTTTTTTCTTCTTTTATCAACAAATAATAATGCTAACTAATAAAACGCTATTAGAACATGCCCTGTTATAGAGAGAGGATGAAATATCGCCTGTTTTTCTCTTACTTTTTATTTAAAAGTTATAAAAATAATACTAATTAATAAAACGCTTTTAAAACACACTATGTTATAGAGAGAAAGGTAAATGTTCTCCTATTTTCTTTGACTATGCGCAATCATTCTCACTGACAACAACTTCGTAACTGTGTCCTACACTCCCATCATGGTCGAAAGAATTTAGGATGACTTTACCTTTTCCTTTTTAGAACATTACTTAAATTAATGTTTGAAACTACTGAAAACGGAAGGAGCTTAATTATGTTAGAAAACAAATTTCAATCCAAACTAATTCAGGAGATTAAGAAAGAGTTTCCTGGTTGTATGGTACTGAAGAATGACTCTTCATATTTGCAAGGAGTTCCTGATATCAGTGTGTTTCATAAAGATCACTGGGCAATGTTAGAAGTTAAGAAAAGTAAAAATGCGAAACGACAGCCTAACCAAGAATATTATGTTGATAAATTGAATGATATGTCCTATGCGACTTTTGTATATCCAGAAAACAAAGATGAAGTTATGGATGAACTTAGAAAGAGATTCAATGAATAAGGAGGAACGATTCAATGGTATTTGAAAAACATTCAGAGTTAAGAGGGAAACATGCTACTCTTGCTCCAAGTCAGCCACATTGGTTGCGATATTCTGAGGAGCAGCTGTATCAGAAATATGTGAGTGGTTATGCACAGAGTATGGGAACTTCATTACACGAGTTAGCGGAAACACTCATACGGAACAATTTGAAATTGAAGAAGAATGACGAGCTGGTTGTTCTGTCTCATTTATTGAATGACGGGATTCCACGTAATGTTATCGACATGGATCGTATTTACGGAAATCTGCGTAACTATGTGAACGATGCTATCGGTTTCAAATTGACACCGGAACAGATTTTATATTATTCACCGTATTGCTTTGGTACGGCGGATGCTATTTCTTTTAGAAATAACTTTTTAAGAATACATGACTATAAATCTGGAACACTTCCAGCAAAGATGGAGCAGTTGTTAGTATACGCTGCTCTTTTTTGTTTGGAATATAAAGTAAAACCAGGAGAGATCGATGTAGAGCTTCGCATCTATCAGAACGATGAGATTCTACATCACGAACCTACTGCTGAAGATATTTTACCAGTAATGGATGCCATCGTTCAGAACAGTAGAATCCTAGAACGAATTCACGAGGAGGGATAAACCATGAATCCAATAGCAGAAGAGATATTGTCTTATTTAGGATACGCTGACACCCTTGAGCCACCAGAGGCTATTGATATTTCAGAAGATTTGTTGCACTCCTCGAATCCGGTTGCTGACGATATCGCTTCTTATTTCGGTATGGCTGAGATGCTAGAAGAAGATTTATATTTGGAACATTACGGAATGCCACGCCGAAGCGGTAGGTATCCATATGGATCAGGAGAAAATCCTTTCCAACACGGACGTGATTTTCTTGGTCGTATTAAAGAGATGAAAGATTCTAACTTTACATGGACTGATCCGGAAACTGGTGAGACATTCACTGGTGAGAAAGCGATCTATAAATCTATGGGATTGACTTCAACTGAGTATCGTAGACAGGTAAGCTGGGCGAACTATGAGAAACGATTGATCGATGTAAAAACAGCTAAGAGTTTAAAAGAAGACAGACTCGGCGCGACAGAGATTGGTAGAAAGATGGGTATTCCAGAATCTACAGTTCGATCTTTGTTGGACCCTAAATCTGAAGATCGTATGAATCAGGTTATGGAAACAGTAGATTTCTTACGTAAGCAGCTGGAAGAGAAAGGTATGATTGACGTAGGCGCTGGTGTCGAACAGGAATTGAATATTTCCAGAACACGATTAGACACGGCACTTGATTATTTGGAGAAAGCTGAAGGATGCCCAGTTTATGGTGGTGGTGTTCCACAGCCTACGAACACAAACCAACAGTCAAACCAGAAAGTATTATGCTTACCAGGAACAAAGAAGAGCGAGATCTATGATTATGACAGAGTTAAAACAATCGATGATTATACTTCTAATGACGATGGTCAGACATATCATAAGAAGTTTACATATCCTGAAAGTCTTGATTCGAAACGTTTACAGATTCGTTATGCTGAGGATAAAGGGTTAGATGGAGCATATGGTATCGACAAAGATGGAATCATTGAGTTAAGACCTGGTGTTCAAGATCTATCTTTAGGAGAGTCTCGTTATTCACAGGTTCGTATCATGGTTGATGGAACTCATTATCTAAAAGGTATGGCTGTATACGGAGATCCTAAATCATTTCCAGATGGTGTCGATGTTATCTTCAATACTAATAAAAAACAAGGTACTCCTCAGGGCGATGTACTTAAGAAGATTAAGTCCGATCCTGAGAATCCGTTTGGTTCATTGATCAAAGATGCGGATCAGGGAGGTCAATATTGGTATACAGATAAGAAGACTGGGAAACAGAAGCTTGGCCTTATTAACAAACGTGCTGATGAAGGCGACTGGACGGAATGGGCTAATGCATTACCGTCTCAGTTCTTGGGTAAACAGTCTATCACTATGGCAAAGAAACAGCTTGGCTTAGCGAAGGCTGATAAAGTTGCAGAGTTCGATGAGATCTCCAGTTTATCAAACCCAACGATCAAGAAGTATTTACTTGAGAAGTTTGCGGATAATTGTGATTCAGCAGCCGTACATCTGAAGGCAGCAGCATTACCTGGACAGAAGTATCATGTTATTATTCCGGTTAACACCTTGAAAGATACAGAGATCTATGCACCTAACTATGAGAATGGAACTAAGTTAGCATTGATTCGGTACCCGCACGGAGGAACATTTGAGATTCCAATCCTTACTGTTAACAACAAGAACAAGATCGGTAATGAGATCATTGGCAAGAAGAGTATTGATGCTGTTGGTATCAATCATAAGATAGCCGATCAGTTATCAGGTGCCGACTTCGATGGTGATACTGTTATGTGTATTCCTACGCATGATGCAGGCGGTAAGGTTAAGATCAAGAACAAACCACCATTAAAAGACTTGGAAGGATTCGATCCTAAAGTTAATTACGGTGGAACTAAGACTGTTGATTCAAAAGGTGTAGAACACTACACTCGTAATGGTCATGAGTATCCAATCATGAAAGACACGCAGAAACAGATGGGCGTTATTTCAAATCTTATTACGGACATGACTCTTGCTGGGGCTTCTGATGCTAAGCTTGCACGAGCTGTTAAACATAGTATGGTTGTTATTGATGCGGAGAAACATAAGCTTGATTACAAAGCTAGTGAGGTCGATAACAATATTGCTGCATTAAAAGCTGAGTTTCAGAGAGGTACTGATAAGAATGGTAATCCTAAGTCAGGTGGAGCAAGCACAATCTTGTCTAGAGCTAAAGGAGAGCACACTGTTGATAAGAGACAGGGTAGTTATAAAACAAACCTGCCAGACAAAGAGTATTACGATCCAACCAAACCAGTAGGGGCAAAGCTTTGGAAACCTGCGGACGATCTATATTATCCAGACCGTAAGTACAATAAGAAGACTGGTATGGTGGAGATCAAGACTACTGACGGTAGTAAGGTGACCTATGATCCAAAGGATAAGGCGGCCTATAAAAAGTATAACCCCGTACCTGTTAAGAATAAAGAGACTGGCGTAGTAACCTATACCGATAGTACTGGGAAGATCTCCTATGCCACCAAGACACGTACCCAGAAGAGCACACGTATGGCTGAGACAGACGACGCCTACTCACTGGTATCTACCTCCCGTCACCCTATGGAGGTGGTATACGCGGACTATGCTAACGATATGAAGGCCATGGCTAACAAGGCTAGAGTAGAGGTGGCTAAGACTGGTAAGATAGCATACAATGCGGAGGCTAAGAAGAAGTACCAGGCGGAGGTGAAGTCTCTGGATGATAAATTAACTGATGCTCAGAAGAACAGACCTAAGGAGAGGGAGGCTCTTCGACGGGCTAACGTTGAGATCCAGGCTAAGATTAAGGCTAACCCTAATGCTAAGAAGGAAGACATTAAGAAGTGGAAGCAACAGGCGGTATCCAAGTATCGTGCCGAGGTAGGATCTGTTAAGAGAAGTGACCGCAATATTAACATTACTGATAAAGAATGGGAAGCTATTCAAGCAGGAGCTATCAGTGAGACGAAGTTAAAGGACATTCTTAATAATACAGACATCGATAAGCTTAGAGAAAGAGCAACACCGAAGCTTACAACAGCACCAAGCTCTGCGCAGATTGCTAGAATCAAAGCTATGTCTGCATCAAACTATACATTAGCTGAGATTGCTAAGAAGACTGGCTTCTCAACTTCAACTGTATCTAAGTATCTTAAAGGGAAAGGAGTGAACTAGTATGAACGAACACATCATTGAAACTGATTACAGATTAACAACGTTTGACAATCCTTTCGATCCGTTCGACGACTTCACTTCTTGGTTTATGTTTGATGTTGAGAAAGGTTACAACACTTGTGGTTACTTAGATCGAATAGCAAACGTTACAGAAGACATGTCACAAAAGGAAGCAAACAAAGAGATTGAAAGAGCAATCGATGAAATCATTGAGTTCAATCCTTTAAACATTTACAAGAAAGTTGAAAGAAAAGTTGAAGTTCAAGTTTAAATGTTGATTGAAAGCTTCTTTGAAACTGTTTGTTAGCTAATTGTTGATAAATGATTGATTAATTAAACAAAAAAAAGAAAAAATAATAATTTTTGATCGAATTTTGTTGAAAAGTGAGGAAAATATGGAATATAAGACTGACTATGGGATTCAAAAATAAATTTAGAGGGGTGGGGGTCTCTTTAAAAATACACCCCCTCCCTGCATCGCGCCGGTCTTGATATTTTCTCCGGAGGGAATTTTTGGAGAGGGCAGTAGGAGATATATAGAAAGGTAAGGTGTATTATATGAGCGAGATAAGAGGTAAAGGAATACCACTGTCTACAACAAAGGGCTCAATTGGTGACTATTATATTGATACCAATACGGGTGAAAAGTACAGATGTATATTTAGCTATACTGCTGCGGTAGGCAGTGGTAAAACAGAGTATTCATATGTATGGCATAAAGTTATGTATACAGTTAGTTCTATTGGTGACAGTGCATTCGACGGTTGTACAAACTTAACCTCTATTCGTTTCTTAGGAACACCTACTAAAATAGCAACATCTGCTTTTTCTGGTTGCACCAACCTCAAAGAAATCAAAGTTCCGTGGTCTGAAGGAGCAGTAGCGAACGCACCATGGGGAGCTACGAACGCTACTGTAACCTATGACTATACGGGATAACAAAAAAAAAAAAAAACGTAACAATGTCCAAAGCGACCATATAAATAACAAACATAGCCCACTCTTCTAAACCAATGGAGGGTGGGTCTTTTAAGTTAATCACAACATTTAACAGAATCTATAAGGCGAATCCCACCATGGTGTTAGTACTCATGCTTTCGAATCCTTTCTCATGAGTAAACAGAGCTGCACCATGTCTTATAGGTTCTATTAAGTGCTGTAAAAGTATCTGAAAACATTATTGAAACTATTAAAGAGGAGGCAGTAACTATGGCGAAAGGTAGTGTAAAGTCGTCAAAAGGCGGTCAAAAGATGCGATCAGCTATCGATCCGGAAAACCGAGAGAATCAAATGATTGCTTTGGCCGTGAACTTAGCTGAGCAGCAGTTACGAGATGGTACTGCATCTTCTCAGGTTATTACACACTTTCTTAAACTTGGCACTACGAAGGCTGAGTTGGAGAAAGAGAAACTAAGACGAGAGAACGAAGTATTGTCAGCGAAGGCGAAGGCTTATCAGTCGGGTGAAGAAATGAAAGAACTTTATGAGAATGCAATTAAGGCGATGCGAGATTATGGAGGGATGGGTGATCCAGATGACTATGACGAATATTAAATGTTATTCCAAACTGATCCAGATTCCAACATTTATCGGGCGATATCGCTATTTGAAACTTAATGGTCAGGTTGGTAATGAGACGTTCGGCTACGATCGATATCTGAATCAGATTCTTTATCATTCACCGGAATGGAAACGATTTCGTAGAGACATTATTCTGCGGGATAACGGATGCGACTTAGCTTGTGAAGGATACGATCTTGTTGGTAAGATTCTAATTCATCATATCAATCCGATCACAGTAAGAGATATCGAACTCAGAGATCCGAAAGTCTTTGATCCGGAGAACGTTATCTCTACAGGCTTGAATACTCACAATGCAATTCACTACGGTGATGAAGGCTTGCTGATTATAGAACCTCTCGTACGAACACCAAACGATACTTGTCCTTGGAAACGAGCATAGGACGGAAAGGAGAAAGCACATGGATAATAGCATTCTTAACACTGTAAAAAAAGCAGTTGGTCTTATGCCGGAGTACGACGCATTCGACGATACACTTATTATGCATATCAATTCTGTCTTTATGATCTTATCCCAGGTAGGTGTCGGTCCGACAAAAGGTTTTCGAATTGAAGACGCATCTGCCGAATGGGGCGACTTCCTTTCCGAAGATTACGAGAATTATGAATCTGTAAAATCCTATATCTGTATGAAAGTACGACTTCTCTTCGATCCTCCGTCTAGCTCAACTCATATGCAGGCTATCAAAGATCTGGTCAGTGAGTTGGAGTGGCGACTGAACATCGAAGCAGAAGAATCAAAATGATTTAGGAAGGAGGTAAATGAGAATGTATTCAAACGAACTTTATCACCACGGCACTAAAGGTATGAAGTGGGGTGTTAGGAGGTATCAGAACGCTGACGGAAGCTTGACGAGTAAAGGAAAAGCAAGATACGCCAGAGATGCCAGAGAAAAAGAATTCAACAAATATGACGAGTCTAGTGGTAAGTACTACAAGCAATCTAAAAAGAATGGAAGAACTGATCTGGAAGCCGATGCGAAACGTTATGCAAAAGAAGATACAGAGAGAATAAAACGGTTGGTAGATTCTGGGCGTAATCTTTCGAATGATTTAAAACGAAGCGTCGATACTTCATCGAGAAATCGTAAGGTTTCAAAAATGGATCTTTCTAATATGACGGATCAGGAAATGCGCAATCAGATCAACCGTGCTATGTTAGAGCGGCAGTATAACGATATGTTTAATCCACAGAAGGAATCGAGGGGTAGGGAATACGCTAGTCGTACTCTGGAAACTGCAGGTAATGTACTTGCTGTAACCAGTTCCGCGTTAGGTATTGCTTTGGCTATCAAAGAGCTTAAGGGGTGATGTGAGATGTACAATAAAGAACTTTATCACCATGGAATCAAAGGTCAGAAATGGGGAGTCAGGCGCTATCAATTTGCGGATGGATCAGTTACGCCAGCCGGAGCAAAACGGTATTATGCCAAACAAAGTAACAGTACCATAAAGCGAACCACTTCTTTAGCGAGCATGAAAGTGAAAGAGCTCACAAACACTGCGAGAACTCAGATTACTGGAAAACAGTACGTCGATACATATCTGAAGAAAGGGACTACTTTCTCACGAATTCAAACCAGTAAAGATTTTGAGAACTTCGCATTCTACGCTACTTATAAGAAAGCAGATTCGGATAAGTACATGGGATTGTTTGGTAAGAATCTCACAAGTCGTGCGAATGCTGCTGCGAAACAGGCAGAGAAACAAGCCAATGCTTCTGGTAGCGAGGCTGATGCAGCTAAGGCAAAAGAGTTGCGTACCACTAGCGACAATATGAAAGTTTATCAGTTGAAGATAAGCGCTACTAACAAGCTCAGAGTTCCTTCGGACGAGAATGCCAGTCATATCACTGCGAACTTGATGAAAGATAAAGAGTTTAAGAAGAACGTAGAAGCTTCCATAGCCGATTCAAAAGAGAAAATGAGACGTGGACAGCAACAGCTCTTATTTAAACAGGCTCAAAACGCTTTGAATAAAGATCCAACCAGAATGAAAAAGTTGATGCTGGTTTTAAGAACTGGGGCGAAAATTCTAAGAAGAAAGCCAATGCTATAGAGCTTGGAAAGAAAGCGAATGTGTCTAAACGTGCTTATGAGAGTAATAAGTCAGATAAGGCTTTAAAATCTCAATATAAGCAGGACGCGAAAGCATATAAGAAAGCTCTCAAGGGGAATACGACATATCGAAAAGGTCAGATTAAGAAAGAAGTTGGGTCAGACCTTTCGCGTAAATATCTTAGTGACGCTAAGAAAGTAAAGAAACAGTTGGACGTAGATCCGACAAATAAACAACTTCAGAAACAATATAACAAATTAATGAGTAAACATGACATCGAAAGAGCCAATGCAAGACGTGCTCCAGAAGTGGCTGCTAAACGTTCCAAAAAGAAAGCAGCTCTTAAACGTGGTATGACAATGACTGTAAAATCAGCAGCAACTACGGCAGCTGTAGCTGGTGGTATGTATGCGGCTAATAAGTATTTGACGAATCATCAGGTAACATTAAATGGTAATTCGGTACAATTTAGTTCTCAGAACGTTAGTGATATCATGGATGCTGCTAAAAAGGTTAAAAACTTCATGGGTTATATGTATTAAAAGCAAAAGTAGGTGATAAATCATGGCATTGAGTAACACAGCCGTTCCGCGCTATTACGGTCGATTTAGAGATGCCGTGATTAGAGGTGAGATTCCGGTCTGTGAAGAAGTATCCCTTGAAATGAATCGAATAGACGATTTAATCGCAAATCCTGGCATTTGGTATGACGACCAAGCTGTCGAGGGTTTTATTCATTATTGCGAGAATGAGTTAACACTTACAGATGGTGAAGATCTTCATTTATTGGATTCTTTCAAACTATGGGCAGAAGAAATCTTCGGATGGTATTACTTTGTTGAGAGAAGTATTTATGATCCAGAAGAAGGACGTTATGTAAAGAAAACGATTAAGAAACGACTGATTAATAAACAGTATCTAATTGTAGCCAGAGGTGCTGCTAAGTCAATGTATGCTGCTTGTATTCAGAGTTACTTCTTGAACGTAGACACGACCACTACTCACCAGGTTACCACAGCTCCTACTATGAAACAGTCTGAAGAGGTGCTTTCACCGATCCGAACTGCTATCACAAGAGCACGAGGACCGTTGTTTCAGTTCCTAACAGAAGGTTCATTACAGAACACGACTGGTTCCAGAGCCAACCGACAGAAACTAGCAAGTACCAAGAAAGGTATTGAGAACTTCTTAACCGGTTCGCTGCTTGAAATCAGACCAATGAGCATTGACAAGCTTCAGGGTTTGAACAGCCGAATCAACACCGTGGATGAGTGGCTTTCAGGCGATGTTCGTGAAGACGTTATCGGTGCGTTAGAGCAAGGCGCGTCGAAGAATGATGACTATCTGATCGTAGCTATCAGCTCAGAAGGTACAGTCCGAAACGGTAGTGGTGACACAATCAAAATGGAGTTGGCCAAGATTCTCAAGAATGAGTATCGAAATCCACATGTGTCAATCTGGTGGTATAAGCTTGATTCTATTGATGAAGTTGGAAGACCTGAGCTATGGTTGAAGGCCAATCCTAACCTGGATAAGACAGTCACCTATGAAACCTATCAGCAGGATGTAGACAGAGCAGAACAAGCACCTGCAGCTAAGAACGATATTCTGGCAAAGAGATTTGGCATTCCTCTTGAAGGTTATACATACTACTTCACATACGAGGAAACATTGCCTCATAGGAGGAGAGACTTCTGGCAGATGCCTTGTGCTTTAGGAGCGGATTTATCTCAGGGTGATGACTTCTGCTCATTTAGTTTCCTATTTCCATTGCGAGATGGCTCGTTCGGTATCAAGACTCGAAACTATATTTCTTCATTAACTCTAAAGAAGTTACCAGCAGCTATGCGAACTAAATATGACGAGTTTATGAAAGAAGGCAGTTTGATTATTCTTGAAGGAACTGTATTAGATATGATGCAGGTTTACGATGACTTGGATCAGCACATCATCGATAGCGATTACGATGTAAGATGTTTTGGATTTGACCCGTATGGTGCTAAAGAGTTTATGGCTAGATGGGAATTGGAAAATGGACCTTATGGGATTGAGAAAGTGCCGCAGGGTGCTAAGACAGAATCTATTCCATTAGGCGAATTAAAGAAACTGTCCGAAGAGCGAATGCTAATCTTTGATGAAGAGATTATGACGTTTGCGATGGGTAACTGTATTACTTTAGAGGACAGTAATGGTAACAGGAAACTTTATAAACGTAAACGTGAGCACAAAATCGATTGCGTTGCTGCATTAATGGATGCTTATGTTGCGTGGAAACTGAATAAAGATGCTTTTGAATAAGCAAAATTACCAACCCCCATTTGAACGGGCGAGAGGAGGAAATAATGAGTGAATATGTAATAACAAGAGTCGACAATCCAGACGAACTTTATCATCATGGTGTGAAAGGTATGAAGTGGGGACATAGAAAGAATTACTATGGAACGTCTGGTGATAAATTCAGAGCAAGCAATGGCGTAACTGTTGGTGCTCCAAAGAATGCAGGAGTAGCCGCCTTTAGAAAAGTTCAGGGAACCAAAGTCGGAGGAGCAGCTTTGAATGGAATGGTAAAAGCTAACACGGCTTTCTATGGTCGAGGTAAAAATAAAGGTATATGGAAAAACGCTGAAAAGCAGGTTCGTAGAGAGAATCAGGCAGTCAGAGAAGCTAATCAGGCTCATAAAGCTGCTAAGAAAGCTTATGACAAAATGGCTAAACAGAAAGTGAAGGATCTCTATAAGAAGTATGGTGATATAGAAGATCAGGTCGACTACAGTCGACATGGAGATAAGAAGAAAAATGCAAAACTCGAAAACGAAATGACTAAAATCCAGAACGAAATTAACAAATACGACAAAAAGTATAGATAAGAACTGAGGAGGTAAATCAAAATGGAATTATCGTTTAGTTCCCGTCTCAGACATGCCTGGGACGTATTCAGGAACCGGGAACCTACTTATGATTATCAGGATACCGGTCCATCAACTCCATATCGCCCAGATCGCACAAGACTGACGGGTGGTAATGAGCGATCAATTGTAACCTCAATATTCAATAGAATTGCATTGGACGTTTCATCTATTAACGTCAAACATTGTCGAATCGATGAGAACGGTAGATTCAAAGAACAGATTAATTCTGGCCTAGATAACTGTTTAAACCTGGAGGCGAACATCGATCAGACTGGACGAGCTTTTATGCAAGATGTGGTTATGAGTATGTTGGATGAGGGATGTGTAGCGATTGTTCCAACGGATACGACACTCGATCCAAATACGACAACTTCATACGACATTCAGACTATGCGAACTGGAAAGATTTTGGAGTGGTATCCGAATCATGTTCGAGTGCGGGTCTATAACGAGAAAACCGGTAAACAGGAAGATATTAAACTTCCAAAAAGCATGGTGGCAATTGTCGAGAATCCTCTTTATGCAGTTATCAATGAGCCGAACTCAACGATGCAACGATTGATGAAAAAGCTTGTTCTTCTGGATGCTGTGGATGAAAACACTCGATCTGGAAAACTGGATATGATCATTCAGCTTCCTTATGTTATCAAATCGGATGCTCGTAAATCACAGGCAGAGAAGAGACGTAAGGACATCGAAGAACAACTGAAAGGACCGTACGGCATTGCTTATGTTGATGGTACTGAAAAAGTCATTCAATTGAATCGTCCAATCGAGAATAACTTGATGACACAAATCGAGTATTTAACGAAACTGTTATACAGTCAGCTTGGTATCACAGAGGAAATCTTAAATGGTACAGCTAACGAGCAGACGATGTTAAATTACAATTCTCGTACAATTGAGCCGATTGTCTCTGCGATTGTGGATGAAATGAAACGGAAATTCTTGACGAAGACTGCTAGATCTCAGAATCAGACCATTCAGTTCTTCAGAGATCCATTCCGTCTGGTACCAGTAAACGATATCGCCGAAATTGCTGATAAGTTTACACGTAATGAGATTCTCACATCAAATGAGATCAGACAGATTATTGGTATGAAACCGTCTAACGATCCGAAGGCTGATAAGCTTATCAACAGTAACTTAAATCAGCCAGAGAATTCCACTGAGGAAATTCAGCAGGACCAGACAGATCAGGAAGACGTACCAGTGAGTTTAGGCGATATGCCAGTATCTAGCTTACCAGAGCTGGATGAATAATTTGTGTTCTAGATGTGTGATAGTTTGTGAAAGTCGTAACGAATTAGAGGAATAATAAGAGATATAAAAATACCATATTACGAGACTGACGAATTATGGCAAACTCAGGCTATAATGCATCATTAGAATCATACATGTAACTATAAAACCAAGTAAACCGATAAACATGGAGGTAAAATCAAAATGGATAAAAAGTTCGACTGCTCTGGATGGGCGACTCGTGCGAATATGCTCTGCTCTGATGGTAGAACAATCCGTAAAAATGCCTTCGAAGACTGTGATGGAAAGACTGTTCCAGTTGTATGGAATCACGAACATAACGACCCTAATGCTGTACTCGGTCATGCATTATTAGAAAACCGAGATGATGGTGTGTATGCGTTCATTACATTTAATAAAACAGATGCAGGTCAGAATGCCAAACTGTTAGTTCAGCATAAAGATGTCGATAGATTATCTATTTATGCGAATAAGTTGAAACAGATGGGCGGAGATGTGATTCACGGAATTATCCGGGAAGTTAGCTTGGTATTAGCCGGAGCTAATCCTGGAGCAGTTATCGATACTGTCATGGCGCATGGTGAAGACTCTGAAGAGGAAGGCATCATTTACTCAGGCGAGTTTATTGAAAATATAGAGCCATTATTCCATGCAGATAAAGATGAGAATAAGGATGAAGTAAAAGATGAAGGATCCAAAAAAGAGAAAGGAGAACCAGAAATGGTAGAGGAAAGTAAAACAACCAAAGATACACCGAAAAAAAATAACGGTGAAAAAACGGTAGCAGATGTATTTAACACTCTCACTGAGGAGCAGAAAACAGTCGTTTACGCAATGATCGGACAGGCTCTTGAAGAAGCTGGCATGAAGCAGGATGATGAGGAAAAAGAAACCAAAGACGAAGTAAAGCATTCAAAAGATGCGTCAGCAGCTAGCGGAGAAGATGACTCTGAGGAAACGGTAGCAGATGTATTTAACACTTTGACAGATAAACAGAAACAGGTAGTTTATGCAATGATCGGACAGGCTCTTGAAGATGCCGGTGTCGACACAGACGAAGAAGATCAGGAAAGTGACCAGGAAAATAAAGGAGGAAACAACACTATGAAACATAACGTATTTGATCAGGAGACAAACACAGAGAATCAGGAAGTTCTCTCTCACTCTGAGATGGTTGAAATCTTCGATGAGGCTAAGAGAAACGGAAGCCTTGCTGATACAGTTCTTCAGCATGGTATTACAAACATTGATTATCTGTTCCCGGATGCTAAAACAATCGACAACGTACCAGGATTCATCAAGAGAGAAGATGATTGGGTTGCAGGAGTAATGGCTGGAGTACATAAGACACCAATGTCTCGTATCAAATCTATCTTTGCTAACATCACAGCTGATGAGGCAAGAGCTAGAGGATACATCAAAGGTAAACAGAAGATTGATGAAGTATTCAGCTTACTGAAACGTACAACAACACCAACAACTATCTACAAGAAACAGAAACTGGATCGCGATGATGTGATTGATATTACAGATTTCGATGTAGTAGCATGGCTGAAAACAGAGATGCGTATGATGCTTGACGAGGAAATCGCTCGTGCAATCTTGGTTGGTGATGGAAGAAGCAGCTCTGATGAATCCAAAATTAACGAGCAGAACATCAGACCAATCTGGACAGATGATGATGTTTACACAGTCAAATCCGAGATCGCTATCACAAAATCTACAACAGCTGACGAGAAAGCGAAAGCATTCATCAAGGCTTGCGTCAAATCAAGAAAGAACTACAAAGGATCTGGAAATCCGGCAATGTACATGTCTGAGGATATGCTTACAGACTGCCTGCTTCTTGAGGACGTAAACGGACGCGTAATCTATGACACAGTAGAGAAACTTGCTACAACTCTTCGTGTTTCCAAGATCGTAACAGTTCCAGTTATGGAAGGTCTTAAGAGAGTTAAAGGAGCTAACACTCACTTCCTTGGAGGTATCTATGTAAACCTTAACGACTACAACTTAGGTGCTGATAAGGGTGGAGCAGTTAGCATGTTCGATGATTTCGATATCGACTACAACGCTCAGAAGTATCTTATCGAGACACGTTGCTCAGGAGCTATGATCAAACCTTATGGTGCTGTAGCAATTGAGTTTGTTGGAGCTACAACGGACGTGGATGCTGAGTAAGTCGCGTAAATTCAAAATGGAGGAATGATTATGTCTAAGTGGTTTGGAAAAATAGCTTTTGCTACTCAGGTAGAGTACGAGCCGGGTTGCTGGGAAGATCAGGTTGTCGAACGTCCTTACTACGGCGACGTAATCAGTAATCGTTGGAAAAGAGAAAATTCAGGCGGGGTCAATGATAATATTAATCTTTCAAACCAGATTAGTATTGTTGCTGACCCTTTTGCAATTAATCATATTACTACGATTCTCTATATCGAGTACATGGGTGTTAAATGGAAAGTCTCAGAAGTTGATACTTCTCAATACCCAAGACTCGTATTAACGGTGGGAGGTGTTTATAATGGGGACACGACTGGAACTTCAGAGTAAGTTAGAAGAGCTTCTCGGTGCAAAACATGTATATTATCAACCACCGTCAACTGTGAAAATCGAATACCCAGCAATTATATATTCGAAAAGCAAGATCGATAAAGATCATGCAAATGACACTGCTTATCGGTTGAAGACAGGATATGACGTAATAGTAGTTGACAAGCGCCCCGATAACGCTGTTATTCAAAAACTACTTATGCTTCAATATTGTTCTTATGATAGGCATTATACATCAGACAACCTGAATCATGATTCATTAACTTTATATTTCTAAAAGGAGGAACCAACCATGGCAGGTCAGAAACTTGAATGGGACAAAACTGGCGAACGTTTATATGAAACCGGTGTCAGCAAATGTGCACTTTATGTACAGGGAGAAGGCGGAACATATCCGCAGGGTGTTGCCTGGAACGGTATTACAGCTGTAACAGAGAGTCCATCTGGGGCAGAAGCAAGCCCGATTTATGCAGATGACATCAAATACCTCAACCTGTTATCAACTGAGGAATTTGGAGCAACGATTGAGGCTTACACATACCCACAGGAATTTGAAGCTTGTGACGGTACAGCTGAGATCGCTACAGGTGTGACAATTGGACAGCAGAAACGTAAGACGTTTGGTCTTTGCTACAGAACGATTGTTGGTAATGACACAGACAGTAACGAGCATGGATACAAGCTGCATATCATTTACGGCGCTCTTGCAGCTCCGTCTGAGAAAGCTTATGCAACTGTTAATGACAGCCCAGAAGCAATTACATTCTCTTGGGAAGTTAGCACAACACCTGTAAATGTAAATGGTGCAAAACCTACAGCATCTCTTACAATCGACTCTACAAAGGTTGACAAAGAGAAACTTGCTAAGCTCGAAGACATTCTCTATGGATCAGCAGAAGCAGCAAGACTTCCACTTCCAGACGAGATTGCTACTCTTATGGTAGCAGCGTAAACAAAGCATAATAATCAAGTAACTGAAGAGGCTCCACTGTCATAAGTGGGGTCTTTGTTCAATGAAAGGAGAACAAACATGTTAAAGAAAACAATCGAATACACAGATTACAATGATGTAAAAAGAAAAGAGGATTTCTATTTCAATTTAACAAAGGCTGAAATCATGGAGATGGAACTCAGCACTACAGGTGGGTTGGCTGAGATGATACAGAAGATTATCGACACTCAGGATACACCGCAGATTATTAAGATCTTCAAAGAGCTTGTACTGAAAGCATATGGTGAGAAGAGTGCTGACGGTAAACGTTTCATTAAGAATGATGAGGTCAGAGACGGATTTGCTCAGACAGAAGCTTATTCGGAACTGTTTATGGAGCTCGCAACAGATGCCAACGCAGCAGCAGCTTTCGTGAATGGTATTGTCCCAAAAGACCTCGAAGTTCCGCAGGATAAACTTCCGGCTTCTGTAAATTAAATTGTTTGTAAGAGAGGACTGATAGGATGCTTCAAATCACGATACCGAAAAGCGAGATCTTTAATGAGGATACTGGTGAATTTACCTATATTAAAGAACAGACGTTGCAGTTGGAGCATTCTCTCATCTCTCTTTCAAAATGGGAGTCAAAATGGTGCAAGTCTTTTCTTAACACATCAGATAAAACATCAGAAGAAGTGCTAGATTACGTAAAGTGCATGACTATTACGCAGAACGTAAATCCTCTAGCTTATCAGTTTTTATCGGCTGAGAATCTTAAGAAGATTAACGAATACATTAATGCTCCAATGACTGCTACTACTTTTTCAAACGATAAGACAAGTAGGAGAAGTCGAGAGATTATAACATCGGAGGTATTATATTACGATATGATTTCACTCGGTATACCATTTGAGTGTCAGAAGTGGCATTTGAATCGTCTTATAACTCTTATACGAGTATGTTCAGTTAAGAGCCAACCTCCGAAGAAAATGGGTAGAACCGAATTAGCAAATCGTAACAGAGCTTTAAATGCAGCTCGAAGAAAACAACTTAACACACGTGGTTAGAAAGGAAGGATTGCTATGGCTACATATAACGTACATGGCGGACATTCGTTGAAATGTCGTGGAGCAAGTGGTTGTCTAGACGAAGTAAATGAAGATCGTGCCGTAAAGAATCGAGTAATCGAATTGTTAAGAGTTGCCGGTCATACGGTTTATGACTGTACAGATGACGTCAGCACAACTCAGAAACAGAACTTAAAAAACATTGTTGCTAAATGTAATCAACACGCAGTTGATTTAGATATCTCTATCCATCTTAACTCTGCTCGTAATGATTATGCCGGTGACGGAGTGACGGGTGGTGTAGAGGTATATAACTACAGTTCTAAAACAGCAGCAGTTTCTGATCGTATTTGCCAGAACATTTCGAATGCTCTCGGACTCACAAATCGAGGAACAAAGTATACAAAAGGATTGTATGTACTTAACCACACACATTCCCCAGCAATATTAATCGAGTGTTGCTTCGTCGATGACAAAGATGATGCGGATCGTTGGAATGCTGATATATGTGCAAAAGCAATTGCAGAAGGCATTCTCGGTACAACTGTATCTGGAGGTTCTTCAAGTCCGGCACCACAGCCAACACCGGCTCCGTCTCAGGATTCATCTGATGATATAGCGGTTGATGGCAAATGGGGTAAAGACACAACTCGTAAAGCTCAGAAAGTATTTGGAACAACTGTTGATGGAATTATTTCCAAACAGAAATACAGTTGTAAGAAGTATCTTCTAAATGCTTATACATCTAGCTGGGACTTCAGAACATCAAACTTCGGTAATGGTTCACAGCTTATCAGAGCAATTCAGGCTAGAATCGGAGCTGTTGTAGATGGCTTCTTTGGTCCAAATTCTGTTAAGAAGTTGCAGGTATTCCTTGGTGTTCCGGCCGACGGTTATCTTGGACCAGTAACTGTTAAAGCATTCCAGAGATGGTTGAATGCACAGTAAAGGAGAATAATCATGATTAGTTTCAGAAGCAAGGGTGACTTTTCTAAAGCGACTCGATATTTCGAACAACTTAACAAGACATCGAATCTAGAACAAGTTTTGAGTAAATATGGACAAATGGGTGTGTCGGCCCTTGCCTCTGCAACTCCAACCGACACGGGGTTAACAGCCTCGTCTTGGTATTATGAGATAGAACATCAAAATGGTGATGTCTCTCTATCATTTAAAAACTCGAACATAAATAAAGGAGTCAATATTGCTGTTATATTGCAATATGGTCATGGAACTGGCACTGGTGGTTGGGTTGCCGGAAGAGATTATATTAATCCAGCAATTCAACCAGTTTTTGATAAAATCGCAGAAGATGCTTGGAGGGAGGTTACTAATTTATGAGTAAAACAGTCGATGAACGCGTCTTATCGATGCGATTTGATAATAAACAGTTTGAAAGTAATGTTCATACAAGTATGTCAACTCTCGAAAAGCTGAAACAGAGTTTAAAGCTTACAGAGGCTTCTAAAGGTCTTGAGGGGATTAGCACCGCTGCTAAACGAGTGGATATGTCTCCAATGGCTAACGGCATAGAAACTGTCCGAATGAAGTTTTCAGCTTTGGAAGTTATGGCGGTAACAGCTCTCGCAAACATAACGAATTCTGCGGTTAATGCCGGTAAACGCATGATTTCTGCAATAACTGTCCAGCCGATAAAAGATGGATTTGCAGAGTACGAGACTCAGATGAATGCAGTTCAGACTATTCTGGCTAATACACAAAAAGAAGGAACGAACGTCAAGACTGTAAATGCTGCTCTTGATGAATTGAACCATTACGCAGATAAAACTATCTATAACTTTACAGAGATGACTCGTAACATTGGTACATTCACGGCAGCTGGAGTAAAACTCGACACATCAGTTTCCGCTATTAAAGGTATTGCTAACTTGGCAGCCGTTTCTGGTTCGAGTTCTCAGCAGGCGTCTACAGCAATGTATCAGCTTTCACAGGCGTTAGCTTCTGGTACCGTTAAACTTCAGGACTGGAACTCGGTTGTTAATGCCGGTATGGGTGGACAGGTATTTCAAGACGCACTTATACGAACGTCTGAACATTTACAAACTGGAGCGAAAGCAGCTATTGACGCTAAAGGGTCGTTCAGAGAATCACTTCAAACTGGATGGCTTACAACTGAAGTTCTTACTCAGACCTTAGACATGTTTGCCACAGCGGCCGATACACAGGAAGAGTATGAAGCTGCTGTACAGAAATTTGTGAGTCAGGGATATACACAAGAAGAAGCAAAACAGATGGCTGATATGGCTAAAACTGCTGGGGAAGCTGCCACAAAAGTTAAAACATTCAGTCAGCTTATCGATACGCTTAAGGAAGCTCTTGGATCAGGATGGACCGAAACTTGGCGTACAGTTATTGGTGATTTCGAAGAAGCCAGGGAATTATGGACTAATGTAAGTGATGTACTCAGTGATTATATTAACAAAACTTCAGATGCAAGAAATGCTATGGTTAAACAATGGGCTGATCTTGGCGGAAGAACTGCTATGATAGATAGTTTTAAAAATGCTTTCAAGGGTCTTGCAAGTATTATTACACCTATCAAAGAAGCATTTCGCGAGATATTCCCTCCAATGACCGCACAGCAATTATTCAAAATAACAGAAGGTGTACGTGACCTAACAGCTAAGTTTATATTATCCGATTCGGCTGCCGCTAAGGTTAAGAATACATTCAAGGGTGTATTTTCAGTCATTGATATAGGCGTAACATTTATAAAAGATCTTGCCGGTGGAATCATAAAAGTTGTTGGTAGTTTATTAGGGTTTAGTGGTGGTATTTTAGATATTACATCCGCTTTGGGCGATTGGGTTTCAAAACTACGAGATAGTATAAAAGAATCAGATGCGTTTGGAAAAGCTATCGATAAAATTTCAGGCTTTATTGTTAAATGCATTGATAAACTAAAAGATTTTGGAAGTGCTGTAAAGGAAGGTATTGGTAATTTAGTTGATGGATTTAAAGGTCCTAACATAAATGGATTTGTCGGATTCTTAAAAACTATTGCCGGTCTTGCGTCCAAAATTGGATCTGGTCTGGTTGATGCACTAAAATCCATTATGTCCTCAATCACCGATGCACTTGGTGGAGGAAACTTTTTAGATACTTTAAATAATGGCATATTCACAGGAATTTTATTGTATATTGGGAAGTTCTTCAAGAATTTGTCAGGAGTTATCGGCGAAGCCCCTAGCTTCCTTGAAAACGTGAAAGGCGTATTGGACGACGTTCGGTCTAGTTTGGAAGCTTATCAGAATAATTTGAAAGCTGAAACTCTCAAAAAGATAGCCGTTGCAATTGGCATATTGGCGGCTGCTATTTTCGTATTATCTACAATTAATGCGGAAGACATGTCGAGATCGTTGACTGCTATAACAGTTCTTTTTGGTGAATTGCTGGGATCTTTGTTCATATTCAATAAGATGGATATTAAGTTGAAAGGTGTTACGAAGGCTATATCGGCTATGATAGGAATGTCTGTAGCTGTATTGATATTAGCCGGAGCTTTAAAAAAGTTATCATCTTTAAGTTGGAATGAATTAGCCAAAGGATTAGTTGGCGTAGCTGGGTTGGTTGGAATACTTATTGCTGCCGCTAAACTCATGGACGGAGAAAGTAAGACTATTACGAAATTTGCCGGACAGATGATTATTATGACGGTCGCAGTAGGCATTTTGTCGCGCGTTGCTAAGTCATTGTCGTCTATGAGTTGGGAAGAACTCGGTAAAGCTGGAGCTGGCGTATTAGGGTTGGTTGGAATACTCGTTGGCGCAGCAAAGATTATGGATAGTGAAAACGCCACTATTACAAAATTCGGTGGCCAAATGATAATGATATCTGTGGCTGTTGGAGTTTTAGGAATAGTTGCTAAGTCATTGTCGTCTATGAGTTGGGAAGAACTCAGTAAAGCCGGTGCTGGTATATTAGGGTTAGTAGCTATGCTTGTTACGTCTGCTAAAATTATGGACACTGAAGATAAAGCACTTACTAAATTTTCAGGTCAAATGTTAATCATGTCTGTATCTATAGGACTCTTAGCTTTAGTTGGAAAGAAAATATCTTCTATGAGTTGGGGAGAACTCGGAAAAGCTGGGACTGGATTATTGAGTCTGGTTGTTATGCTTGTCGCGGCGGCTGAAATTATGGATAGCGATAGTGCGTCCATCACGAAGTTTTCAGGTCAAATGTTATTGATGTCTGCCTCATTAGCTATATTAGCGCCGGTATTAAAATCACTCGGTTCTATGAGTTGGGAAGGAATTGCTAAAGGTTTAATAGCTATTGGTGTAGCCCTTGCTGAATTGGCAACTGGATTATATTTTATGACTGGCACTTTGGGCGGGTCTGCTGCTCTGATTGTGGCTTCGGTATCGTTGATGGTATTAGTGTCTGTATTGGCTAAGTTAGGCTCTATGAGTGTCGGATCAATTGTTAAAAGTCTTGTAACGTTGGGTGGGGCAATTGCAATTATCGGTGCTGGAGCAGCGTTATTAACACCCGTGATTCCAGCATTACTAGGTTTATCAGCAGCATTTGCGCTGCTTGGTTTAGCTATGGTTGGAATTGGGGCTGGCTTAACTCTTATAGGAATAGGCTTAACATCTATTGCGGCAGCTGGAACCGCAGCAGCGACATCTCTGATAGCGTCTCTTACCATTATTGTAAGCGGTATTTTAGAGCTTATCCCTACTATTATGGAAGGATTGGGAGAGGCTATTGTTTCGTTTTGCCAGTTAATTGGTGAAACCGCACCGCAGATTGCTGAGGCTATTCTTAAATTACTATCAAGTGTTTTAGAGTCGTTAACTCAGTATGCACCTCAGATAATCGATTCATTGGTTACATTAATCATAGAGTTGTTAGATGGTTTGGCTGCACGAGCACCTGAATTTTTAGACAGTCTGACCAATTTCTTAGTATCGCTTATTAACGGTTTGTCTTCTAACATAGGTTCATTAATTGAATCGGTTGTTGGATTAGTTAGCTCAATAATACAGGGCGTTGCCGATGCACTTAGTCCAATTGTAGAGTCCGTTTTAGCACCGATTTTAGAGGGGCTTAAAAATATTATTGTCGGAGTCTTCACAGCTATCGGACCGTATATTCCATCTATTTGTGATGCATTCACTCAGATGACTCAGATAATTTGTGATGCGATTGTTCAAATCACAGCAATACTCGCTCCATTTATTCCGAATATTCAGATGATTGCTCAGTATGTAATGATGTCTATTCAGTCTATTTGTAATGCATTTGTTGCAGTCATTGGACAAATATCACCGATTATACAGTCAATTACAGGACTTGTACAGCAGCTTGGAAACAGTATTACTCAGATCCTGTACGGTATCCGAGACGTTATTGCACAGGTTGGAGCTTCAATTTCTCAGATATTGATATCACTCGGCATATCATTCCAGTTGCTAGGTAGTGCTATAAGAACTGCATTGGATGGCGTAGCTGACGTTGTTGTTTCTGTTGGTGAAGCAATCAAAATGGCGTTAGACGGCGTGGTTAATATCATCTCATCCGTCGGTGACTCAATTAAGTCCGTATTCGAAGGCATTGGAGACGTTATTACATCAGTCGGAGAGTCTATTAAATCTGTATTAGACGGACTTGCAAACGTGTTCGAATCCATCGGACAGGCTGCACTTGATGCTGGTACTGGATTCGACAAACTGGCTAATGGTGTTGTAAAGATCACCAATACGAAACTCAGCGATATGGCAGCAAGTTTAACGGCTGTAGCAACCGGTCTTGGTGATATCGCAGCTAACTCCGATGGTCTCGCGGCGGCTGGTACTGGAATGCAACAGATCGCTAACGGAATAAACATGTCAAGTACTGCGTTCGGTGTTATGGCGATGGGTGTTCAGAGAGTAGTAATGGCGCTACAGTCTATCGGACCAGTAGCTTCTGCTTCAATGTCTACACTCGTAACATCGGTATCATCTTCAGCAAACTGCTTCACTATGCTTAGCACGACGGCAGTTACAGCTATATCTATGATGATGTCCACGATGGCTTTGACAGTTACATCTGGAAGCTTCCTTATTATTACAGCTTTCAACACGATGATGAATTCAGTTGTTATGGCAATTAGCGGTAAAGCTGTTATATTTATGTCTGCTGGATTAGCTATGATGAGCGGCCTTAGTGCTGGTATCATGATGGGATCTGCATCTGTAACTGTAGCTGTCATGACTGCATTATCGAATGTAGTTTCAATTGTAACAAGTAGACAGGGTATATTCATCTCAGCCGGTATTGCTTTAATGAGTGGACTTGGTTCTGGTATTATGGCTGGATCATCGGTTGTTGCATCAGCAGTAATGTCTGCATTATCCAGAGCGACTGCAATTATCATCAGTCAACAAGGATTATTCACGACTGCCGGTGTTGCTTTAATGAGTGGATTGTGTGCTGGTATGTTGTCTGCTTCGGGCACTGTCGCAGCTGCTGTAATGTCAACAATGTCAAGCGCTGTCGCTATTGCCATGTCTCAGCGAGGTTTATTCATGGCTGTCGGTATGCAGTTAATGGTTGGACTTCGTTCTGGTGTAATGTCTGGAGCTGCTGGAATGATCTCAGCAGTTAACATGGTTATCATGAAAGCTTACACCATGATTATAGCGAGACGTGGACAGTTTATGCAGGCCGGTATGCAGTTGATGCAGGCTGTAGCGAATGGAATCAGATCAAGTGCTTCGTCAATCAACTCGGCTATTTCATCAGCAATGAGCAACTGTACTTCTGGAATTCGCTCACATTACGGTTCATTCCACTCTGCTGGAGGATATCTTGGTGATGGTCTTATTGCAGGTATCAATTCCAAAAAGCAGGCTGCTTATGATGCTGGTTATGCTTTAGGTAAGAAAGCTGTAGAAGGTGAGAAGGCAGGCCAGCAATCTCATTCACCGTCTAAGCTTACAAAGAAAGCAGGTCGTTGGTTAGGTGAAGGTCTTGTTATCGGTATGGAACAGATGGGCAAGGCTGTTTATCAGTCCGGTAAATCCATGGGAGCAAATGCCGTTGACAGTATCTCTACTGCTCTGAGTAGTATTGACGATATCTCAGCTACAGATCTGAGCTTGACACCAACAATTCGACCGGTTATAGACATGGATGAACTTCAAAATGGATCTCAGACATTATCTATCGGAGCTGATTTGAGCGCAAGCTTATTATCCAAACCAGTTAATTCTTTGCAGGAGATTGTATCAAATGCACAAGCAAATATTAATGCAAGTAATAATGAAGTAATTCGGGCGATTAACGATTTACGAGCAGACTTGAACGCGTTCTATGCAGGAGACGATACAGAACTCGCACTGTATATGGATACGAAGAAAGTTGCTTCTACGCTCGCAAAACCAATGAATCGTCAGTTACTTACTTTACAGAAAAGGGGGTCTCGCTAATGAGTTATCCAGATTATCCTAAAAACCGTTTGATCGTGGATGGTACAGATCTGACTACGAAATACAGACTGATTCTGGCCGACGGCTATGCATTGGACCCTCCAGAACCAAAAACTTATACGGTAGATATTCCAGGCGGAGATGGGGTGATTGATCTTACCGATTCTCTGCTTGGCGATACTGCCTATAAGAATAGAAAAATGGAACTTGAGTTCTATATTATTGGGTTAACTGACGCTCAAGAATTCGAAGCAAAGATGACTGACGTTAAACGTTATCTCCATGGTAAATCATTTGATTTCAGAATTACTATGGATCCGGATTACACGTATCATGGTCGATTTACAATTTCCGACGTTAAACACTCTATGTATGCGAACGGTATTACTGGGTATTTCAAAGTTACTGTAGATGCAGAACCGTTCAAATATTTGGACGATCCAGTTTACAGAGTTAACACAGTCGGTGGTAAGATTGTATACTTCGAAAGCGGACGAAAACGAGTCAGACCTACTATCGAAACGGATGGATTCCTGAAAGTCATCTTTAACAACAAGCTCTACACCTTACAACAGGGAAGTTGGTCAATCAATGACATCTTGTTTAAAGAAGGACTGAATGAGGTTTACTTCAATTCTTATGACGTAAAGAATTTGACTTGGGGTGAACTGAAAACGATGAGTGTTACTTGGGCTGATTTCAAGAAGAAGAGACTGTTTGAGTGGTATAAGCTTAATGGTGATGGTACTCAGGTAATCAAGACTTGGGAACAAGTAAAAGATTTGACCTGGGAAGATCTTGCCAATAAAACATGGTCAGATCTAACCTATATGGCTGAAGTTACGGAAAAGATTGAAGATGTTTATGTGAAGTATAAGGTAGGTGATTTATAATGCCGAATCAGACGGCGAAAATGCAGTTCAATACGTTTTTGGAAAACGACGTGATAGATTGGGAGTTGATTAATCAGAACTTTGAAAAACTCGATAAGGTGGTTCTATGTATCGAGAGCGGTGAAAAAACAGCAGCATATTCGGGAGGAACTTCTGGTAATGCTACCTGGCGCTATAAGAAATACTCAGACGGTTCTATTGAGTTATATGCGAAGATGGAATTCGATAACATCAAATGTAATGGTGGTTCGTCATCTCCTTATTATTCAGGAACATTGAAAGTCATGTTTCCGTTTCAGCTCACTGCTGTCTATGATGTGCAGATGCATATGGCGTCTAACACAATCGGATGGGTATCTGATATCACTGGTAAGAGTGTAATTGATCATGTCATGTTCAGAGTTATGAGTACGGCGTATGAGAGCACGAATATTTACAAACAGGTATTCATCAATGTGAAAGGTAGGTGGAAATAATGAGTACTACTACGACACATTTAGGATTAACAAAACCAGATGCCACTGATAATATAACGCCTCGTGGATTTAATGATAACTTCGATAAGATCGATGACGAAATATTCGGATTAAAAACCGATTATGTTGTCGCTCAGGGAATTCAGGGAGCTTGGACATATCGCAGATGGGCTAGCGGGATTGGCGAATGCTGGTGCAGATATGTACAAAAAACCGGAAATGTGTGGGGGTCTTATACCGTCTGTTCTGTTGGCGACTACCCATTCCAGTTTACAGAGATCCCGTCTGTTACAGCGACATTCGGTGTTGACAGTAGAGGTCAAGGACACGTATCACACTGTAGCTCAACTTTGTCATCACCTAATATATATGCATCAAACGAAGGTGCTGAGGTTGGTCTTGAATGCTGGTTCAACATACATGCTTTCGGGCGTTGGAAGAAGGAGTAGATAACAAATGTATATCGTAAAATATGGAAAGGAATACCTACATGACCCAAATGTAGATGATTGTCTTTTGGTAGACTTGTCATTGGATGCTGAAGAAAATACCTGTGGGTATTGCGATTTTACGATCTATCCTTCGCATCCGATGTATGACAAGTTAAAAGAACGTGACGCAGACAATCCGATAACGGTTTATGACGGAGACGTTTTACTGTTTACTGGGTTTATTTATGAACTTGGTAAAGAGTTTTATTTAGACGGTAAAGTTAAATGTAAGGGTGAGCTAGACTATCTCCGTGAGTCTATTGTACGACCATACTCCACACTTCAAAATGGATATGGTAGTCAACCGCCGACGAGTGTAAATGGGTATTTCGAATGGCTGATCAGTCAGCATAACGAACAGGTCAAAGACAATAAACGTTTTACAGTCGGTATCAATCAAGGAGCTAGTCTGGATCCTAACAATTATATTTATCGAGAATCTACAAAGTATCCGACCACCTGGAAAGAAATTGGCGAGAAATTGCTTGATGATCTTGGAGGTTATCTCCGTATCAGACATGAAGGGGATACTCGCTACATTGACTATCTTTCTGAGTGGACTGATACAAACACGCAGATTCTCGATTTTGGTAAGAACTTGACCGATTATACCCAGACTGATGACTCGGATAGCATCGCAACGTTTATTATTCCGTTGGGTTCTAGAATGAGCGATACAGAATATTCGTACAATGATGGTTATTATCAGACTACTGATAAGACTATGAGTTCTGAGAAAGAGTATTATACGAAATCAGATAACGGCTATACAAAAGTTAGCGATGATGTAAAAGCGTTTGAAGCCGGTATAACCTACTACGAATATTTCGAATTGTTTGATGAGTCCAGTCTTTCTTTGACAATCACTGGTCTGGACGATAAAGAGTACGATACGGAAGGTTATCGAAAATCTGGAGATATTATCTATTGTGAGTCAGCAGTTCAGAAGTACGGTTGGATTGGTGTTACGTATGAGAATACCGACATTATAACAAAAGAACAGCTCGTTTCGAAAAGTATTATCGCTTTGAAGGAACTGATTTCACCAAAGCGGACAATCGAGATCAAAGCGGTTGATATGCATTTGGTAAATCCAGATATTAACCCTATTCGAATCGGAGAGTATGTTCGAGTACGCTCAAAACCTCACAATCTGGACAGTTACTTCCTTTGTACAAGTATCGATTTGGATTTAAACAATCCAGAGAACAGTACTTATACGTTAGGAACAACATTTGACACTTTAACAGGTCAGCAGAATAAGAGAATCAAACTTCTCAATGCAACAATTAATCAGACTTATGAACAAGCTGAGAAATTGACTGAGAAAGAGAAACAGAACGCTCAATCTGCAAATGAGGCATTGAAGAAGTCGAACGCAGCTACTGAGACTGCAAATGATGCGAAAGATACTGCGACAGAAGCGAAAAACAACACTATTGTGGAAGTTATTGATGAGTATGCGGTATCCGACAGCACAACAGATCCACCGCAAACCGACGAGTGGAGTAGAGAAACTCCGGCTTGGGAAGAAGGTAAGTTCATTTGGCGTCGCTTTATTTATGTATACGGTGATGGTCATGAAGAAATAGGTAATCCCGCATTATCTACAGGAGGAAGCGGTAAAGACGGTGAGGATGCAGTTACTCTTCGTATTGAATCGTCCAGAGGAACTGTGTTTAAGAACGATCAAGTTTCTACAGTGTTGTCAGTAGTAATCTATCAAGGTTCGAAACGAATTACTGATAGTGCTACATTGAAGTCGACATTCGGTAATTCTGCTTATTTACAGTGGAAATGGATGCGACTTGACGACGAGACTTTCGGTATTATCTCAGCAGGTGATTCAAGATTCAGTGACAACGGTTTCAGGTTTACTCTGTTACCAGATGATGTAGATACAAAAGTAACTTTTATGTGTGAATTAATAGTATAAAGGGGGAAATTCAAAATGGCAATTAAATCAGCGGATCAAATTACAATTGTTGACGTTACCGATGCTTACTCGGTCATGCTAACAAGTGAAGCATATACATTTGTAGGAGGAGTCGGTGGTGTTGGCTCTGGACAGGCTTGTACGACAGAGGTAGTGGCATATTGTGGTTCGAATCAATGTGCGGCTGTAAACGTAACGGTTGGGGATATTGTTTGTCCGACTGGAATCGGTGCAAAAGTTGAGAATAGTGGTACGTCTAAAGTTAAAATCACATTTACGACCATAGCTACTATTTCCACATCATGTGAGGCAACAATTCCGGTGGCAGTGGACGGAATCACAGTAAATAAGAAATTCTCATTCGCAGTGGCTAAGGCTGGACAGAACGGAACATCTGTAACCGTTAAATCTACATCTGTAACTTACCAGGTAGGATCGTCTGGTACGGTAAAACCGACTGGAACCTGGAACGCTGATGTCCCATCTGTTAGTAACGGACGGTATCTGTGGACAAAGACGGTTGTAAATTATTCAGACGGTAAGTCAACCGAGGCTTACAGCGTTTCTTACAAGGGCACTGATGGGCAGAACGGAACATCTGTCGCAGTAAGTTCATCATCAGTAACATACCAGGCAAGTACATCCGGTACGACCACACCTACTGGATCTTGGAGTCCTACTGTGCCTACTGTGCCAAATGGACAATTCTTATGGACAAAGACTGTTGTTACCTATTCGGATGGTAAATCCACAACTTCCTACAGTGTTTCTTATAAGGGGACTAACGGTGTTGATGGAGCAGATGCTATCTCTATGACAATCACAAGTTCAAACGGAACGGTCTTTAAGAACAATTCCGGAAGCACGGTTCTGACAGCACATGTATATAAAGGTGGAGTAGAACAGACAGTTACAGAAGCAGGTATATGCGGATCATTAGGTACTGTTAAATGGTACAAAGCTGGAAGCACCACAGCAGTCGCTACAGCTAATACATATACAATTTCAGCAGCAGATGTAGAAAATTCAGTAGTTATCACAGCTCAGTTAGAAAAGTAGGTGATTTCGTATGGTAAAAGCTAGTGCTCAGATTACTATTTCAAAAGTAATTGACATATATGCGTGCTACCGTTATTACAAACTTCAATCATCAACTTTAGCGAAACCAGCTAAGCCGACTACAAATCCTCCGAGTGGTTGGAGTGACACGGAGCCGGCTTATGATTCTGGTTCGACCAACACGTTGTATTTCGTAGATTGTAATGTATACAGTGACATGACGTTTAGCTTTTCAGAAGTATCAAAGAGTACAAGTTACGAAGCTGCTAAAGATGCTTGGAATAAAGCTAATAATGCTCAGAATACGGCTGATTCGAAACCAGATATGTCGGATGTCGGAGATTATGTAGCAAGTCGTGGTGAGAATTTAGTTACAAATGGAACATGTCTGCTTGGTGATAATACAAACTTTTCATCGTTTACTTATGATGGAAGTGATACGTATTATGCTGGTGGATCATTTAAAATTAGTTCAACTAGCACGTCAGGAAATATCGTAGTATGTGACGAATTTATTCCGGTAGATACGGCAAGCAAATATTTGTTTTCATACTGGATCAAAACTAGTAACGCTTTAGCGAGATACTATGATTTTATAGCATCTTACGATATTGACAAGAAAAGTATTTATGCAGCACATGTCATGTGGATAGCTGGTTCAACGACAACTTTAGCTAAAGAACTTAAAAACGGTGATACTGTTATATATTTAACTAGTGCTGCTGGTTTTAATACAACCACGACAAATGATTATCAAAAAGGACTTATATTCTGGAATTATAAGAATTCAAAGGGATATACATATGGACCTGAAACATATTCTCAAAACCGCTGGGAATCGTTATGGGGCGATGGTTCTGCAATTGATAAGAGTAATAATACTATAACTCTTAAAACAGCATGGACTCATGGCACATTTCCAGCAGGAACATCAGTATCACAATGCAACGATGGTGGATCATATACTTATTTAAACAGTGACTTCACATTGCCAGCTGCAAATACATGGATTCATAAAACTGGAACTGTGTGTGGTGTTGGTAAAAACGATGCAAGTGGTAAATTTAGAGAAGGTACTGCTTTTGTTAAAGTTGGTTGGATAACAAATAGAGATGTTAGCAGTGGAGCTACGTGTTGGCTATCGACAATTTCTCTTACACAAAATGTAGGTCTTGCCGATGTAATAAAATCAGTCGACGTAGAATACTACCTTTCTACCTCAGCAACTTCACTTTCAGGTGGTTCATGGTCAACAACAGCACCAACTTGGGTAGATGGAAAGTATATGTGGAGTCGTACTGTCACTGTTGATGGAACCGGCAGTAAAACATATTCACCAAATCAAAATGGAGTTTGTATAGCAGGAGCTAAGGGTTCAACTGGAGCAGCTGGCAAAGGTGTAACATCAATTGTTGAACAGTATTACAAATCAACCTCAGCTACTTCTTTAACAGGTGGTAGTTGGAGTACAACTTATCCTGGTTGGGAGAATGGAAAGTATATATGGACAAGATCGGTTATCACATATACAGATAAAACAACAAGTATTACCACGGCTGTTTGTGTTACAGGAGCTAAGGGTGACAAAGGTGCGACCGGAGCAATGGGTGAAACTCTATCCAACGGTAAACTTCTGTATAAAGACGTTATGTTTGCTGAAGGAAATAACGGCATAAGTTCTTATAACAATTCCAGTGGTGGCGCTGTTACGTTAGTACGACAGGCTAAATCGTCAGATAACCCATGCGGTGACTATGAATTAGTCATTACGAATACTGGCGCTGCTTCACCTGGTATTGGTGGATTTAAATGGGCACATGCCACACGAGCAAACGCTGTATTTATTTACCGTATTATCGCAAAGATCCCGACAGACAGAGCTTTACGCTGGATGAGTAATAGCGCCGGTGATGTTACTTCTGGTAAGTTCCTTACTTCCAATAGTGGAACTGGTAAATTCACAGAATACATCTACAAGTTTACTTGTGGCGCATCTGGTACTTTCGGCACTACCGGTTGCTTCTATATAAACGGTTCAGCAGGTAGTTCATCATCTCCTGTGAAATGGTATGTGGCTTATGCTGGCGTTTGGGATATGACTGACTATGAGGACATGCTTCCGAAAGACGAAGCAAAGGACATCTATACGACTCAGCTTGAAATGTCAAAGACAAATAGCGAGCTTCGTCTGGATTTCACTAAATCAATCGCTTCGGCATCTGATGATATGCAATCAAAATTAGATGCTGCTAACGATGCAACAGATCAAAAGTTCGGAGAAATCAGCAAATATATTCGATTCGTAGACGGTAAGATCGTTCTTGGGGAAACTGGTAGTGAACTAACTCTTACTGTACAAAACGACCGAGTCTCATTTCAGCAAGATGGAAACGAGGTTGCATATTTCTCGAACAATAACCTTTATATCAGGAGAGCGGAAGTTCTAACGACGTTAAAGGTTGGAAACTATGAGTTCGCACCTCGTAATCATGGTGGTCTGGTTCTAAGAAAGAGAGGTAATTAATGGGAGTGGGAAAAAGCACTTTTGCTTTCACAAACACAGCTATCACGCTGGATGGTGGATCAACCACTATTAACATTACACGAGATAATCAGTCATATAGTCACAAATTATCTCACGGTTATGGAGACATTGCTACATTAGCAGTAGGAACAACTTCATATACATGGAAACCTACTGCTTCTCAGTTGACGAAGTTTTTTGAAGAGATTCCGAATCAGAAAACAAGACAGATTGATATTTATCTGGATACTTATAATGGTTCGACATTGGTCGGTAGAGATGTTCATGCATTAACCGTTACTTTATCAGAAGCTACAGGTAAACAGACAATACTTACCAGTAATATTACGGATAATAACGCAACAACGAAATCATGGGGAGTGATTGTTAACGGTAAATCATCGTGTGAGTATGCGGTACTTGCTAGTAGTAAGTATGGCGCTAGTGTTCCGGTAAACGGTGTATGTACATATGGCGGTAATAAATACACAAGTATTGGTGATTTAATAGGATCATTACCGTTAACAACTACTCCAACTAATTATGTGATTGGACTTGAAGTGACTGACAGTAGAGGATTTACCACTTCTGTAAATATCACGAAATCAATCGCACAATATGAGGCGCCGACGATAAACAGGTTCGAGGTTTTTCGATGTGATGCTTCTGGAAACGAAGTCGAAGATGGCACTAAAGCGAAAGCACTTGTAAAAGGGTCCTGGGCATTTATTGGTGGAAAGAATCCAGCTACTTTTAAGATTGGATATAGACTTAATGGTACGGAACAATATACATATCAATCAATTTCAGTTACTGACGGAATAGTTGATTATGAACAGATATTGAACGTAACTCTCGATCAAGATAGCGATTATGATTTTGCTATTGAACTTGCTGACACATTTGCAAAGCATACTGAAGAAGATAAAGCTGATATGAATAATATCATTTATGTATCTCCGACAGGTGGCGTCACCGTTAGAGCCGAAGAAGATCTGACAATGATCGCAATCGATGATATACGTCTAAACGGTAATGGAATACATTTAACAGCGGGACATTTCGGTGCGATATTTGAGGCCAAGTATGACCCCGAAACTGATACTGGGATAAGTATGTTATTTAAAGGTCCTGGTACAGATTACAGTAAAATTCATTTCACAGGTGCACAAGTTACGATGGATATTCCTGTTCTTAATTCTTGGAATTGTAATAACTTAACTGACACCGGAAAGTACTATCTCGGAAATAACAGCACGAATCGACCAGTAACTAAAAATGGTTGGTTAGAGTGTATGAAGTATTCTACCGATTATTGCCATCAGACTTACACAACTTATACAGGTGAGCGCTATACTCGTATGATGCAGGCTGGTACATGGGGTGCTTGGATTCAACTTGCAAACTATGTTGTTGCTGAAGGAACTAGCGGTGATTGGAACTATAGAAAATGGAGTAATGGTATTGGCGAAGCGTGGGGAAGATTTACGAAGAAATCAACTGTTATGTGGGGATTATACCTTACAGAATTCAGTCAAACATTCCCATTCACATTCAAGGCGGTACCACACGTAGTCGCTTCTTATGGTTCGTCAGGTGATGCCCAATCATATGCAACCCTTGTTGACGCAAATACCACGAATGCTATTGTATACGGTCGCGCTCAAGGTAGCGGAACTGATTGTTGGTGTCATATTCACGCCATTGGACAATATCAGTAGGAGGTCATTATGGAAAAAGGATATCATAGAAAAACCACTCGTATCAAACAGGATGCTAAACCAATTGATAATAAGACGAAGTTTGCCTGGGATGACGACGATTACGAAGAAGTAGAAGAATGGGTTGAATACACTGAGGAAGAGCTTGCTGAAATGGAGAAAAGAGAAAAAGAAGCCGATTTCTTAGTTAACGGTCCAGATACTATTGCTGAACAGGATGACGCTATCTGCGCTTTGTATGAGGAAAACTTAGCGTTAAAAGCTACGACAGCAGATCAGGATGATGCAATTTGTTATTTATTTGAGCAGATGACGGAGGGTAAATAATATGGTAAATCAGGCGATTATTAATGCATATGCGAGAAGAATCAAACGAGGAGCTATCACTATCGACGATGTTCCAGAAGAGATTCGAGATGAAGTACGCGCAGCTTTATAAACCATTCATTTTTATAAAAAGGAGGTAGTATTATGGATTTTACAATTTTAACTGAACATTTTGTACTTGTAGTAATGGTTGCTTGTCTGGTAGTGGGGTACATTATCAAACATGCAACTTTTTTAACGTGGATTTCAAACAATGATATCCCAGTGATTCTTGCGGTACTCGGTGCTGTGCTGAATTTGATTGTAAGTGGGTTATCAGTAGAGTCAGCAGTATACGGAGCAGTTATGGGGTTAGCTTCTACTGGTTTACATCAGGGATTCAAAGCGTTTGTTGAAGGAAAGAATTCTACGGAAGTCGAGGATGATAAGTAATGAACTTCACGATCACGGCTGATCAAATTATATGGTTCTGTACTTTCGTCGGTCTTCTTTGGGGATTGTGGAAAATCGTTAAGGAAGCCAAGAAACCTAATGATGAATTGAAAGCGAAAGTAGAGAGACATGATCGACTCTTAGATAAGGATAACAAACGACTGCAAGAGATAGAGAATTCGAATAAGATGATTTTAAAGAGTCTACTAGTTATTATCAATCACGACATAACCGGGAACGGAGTAGAGAAGATGAAAACAGCCAGAACCGAATTAGAAGAGTACCTGATTAAACGGTAAAATTCAAAATGGAATTGAAAAGGGACCGAATCATAATGATTACAGCCCCTTTTCTTTTTCTCCTAACCCTTGCTGCATAGGCATTGGGATGAAGTAACCCCGTATGAATGGGGACCAAATTGACCCCAATGCTATTCGCACTTAAGTTTCACTCGTATAGTATACGGAGCGACATGATACTGCAAGCCTTTTCTAACATCTGTCTCAAATATCTCGGCATTCTTTTTATTGATTCGCACGATCTCTGGACGATGGTATTCAATCCGGTCGATGATAGCCTTTAAATACTGATTTGCGATTTTAGCATCTAAGTCGGAATCTTTTAAAGCTTTTAGAGCATCGGTAGTTTTAACTAGTTCTTCTCGATAATCGATATGCTTAGGAGCTGATCCTTTTGCTTTCTCAAGTGCTCTATTAATCTCCTCTTTTTCAGCCAATACTTTCTTATTCAGTTTCTCAAAAATGTGCTGTGGGAGACGTTTATTTGGATCTGGGTCATATTGTGCTTCCCATTGATCCTGTTCTTTTTGTTCAGTCTCTTTAAGTTGTTTAGTAAGACGTTCTATCAGATCCTTGTGAAGCTTAACAGAATCGTCTTGATCGTTCTCTATACGAACCTTAAAGTCTTCGATACAATCTTTTAAAACTTTACACATATAATCTAGCACTTCGTTATAATCTACAGAACCAGTCTTACAATGAACCTGGTTGTTACATACGAGTTTTGGCGGAGCATATTCAACACCGTTTCGTTTAAATGTATTATAGCCTATTTTCGATCCACAGGTTTTACAATACATTAACCCACTGAACGGATTCTTAAGACTTAAATTGCGCTTTGTACGGTGTCTAGTACCTTTAATGATTCGTGCTCTATTAAACACCTCTTCTGAGACAATACCGTCATGTTTTCCTTCAAAGATTAGATATTCGTCGACTTTAGCTTTTGGCCTGAGTTTCTTAATCTCTTGATTTTCGATAATCTTGACGGTCTTTCTCCAATTCCAGCGAACACAACCGATATAGTGGACATTTTCTAAGATTCCGAAAATAATACTTGGTTTCCATGTAGCACAGCCGGTCTTAGTTTTAGCTCCGATGTCCTCTAATCTTCTACAGATAGCAGTAACACCAATATCGTCATTACAGTACCAGTTGAAGATCATACGAACAATATCGGCTTGGTCTTTACGTTCGATTAGAGTGAAATAGTTTTTCTTAGCAACTTCGTCATACTTTTCAATACGATCAAAGCCATATGGAGCAACTGACCCAACATAGTTACCAGCTTTAACGCTTGCTAAACGACCACGAGCTTGAATCTTCTTGAAATATTCGAGATATTCATTTCCACGCTTAAGCTCTCGTTCAAAAGCATCACGATCATATTCATCTCGTAAATCGTACGTTTTCATCGGTGTGATTACGAGTGTATTTGTATATCTTAGCAATCTTATGAGTTTTCCGGCATCTTCTAAGTCACCACGGCTAAGACGCTGCACATCGACAACGACAATAGCCTTTACTGCCGGGTCTTCTATATCTTTCAATAATCTTGTTATTTCTGGACGGTCCGCGATGGATTCACCACTGCCGACTTCCATATATTTGTTTTCTTCCGGAATAGAACCACCAAGATATTTTTGTGCATATTCATCAATGATTTCACTATGTCTTTGTAACGTTTCTGCTACAGTTAATAGTGGGTCGTCCATACGAGACTTTCTTCCATATTCTTTAGTTTCGTAATAATAAATTTTAGGGTATTCTTTGTAGTACATTGGATGATCTCTCCTCTAAGATGTTTTTTATATTTTTGGTACTGCTCGGCAAGAGTTTTAGGCATCACCTCCTTTATTTTTCCTCATTGAAATCAGGAACTTACCATATTCCATTAGCTTCTCGTGTTCTTCATCTGTAAATGGATCCATACCAAACATTTTATGCCAAGCCTCTACATGCCTTACATATTGTTCATTAGCGGACGAATATACAGCTTCTTCTTTTCCATCTGATATTTTCGTGGAGATCATCTCTTTTTCTTTCCATCCCATTAGATGAGCTGGAGTGGTATCTAGAGCTTCTGCTAACGGATTGAGTATATCCAATGGTAGATTCTCTATATCTCCGTTCTCATACCTATAAACAGTTGTACGATTTTTTCCTAACTTGCTAGCTAACTCATCGATTGTCATTCCTTTATTTAATCGTAAAAGTTTTATTCTTGCTCCTATTGTCATTCAGTTATCCCCTTTCCGCTACTTAATCATATATCAATAATCGCATATATGCAAATAAAAAACAAACCTAGATTAAAAATATCGCACAATATGCACGAAAACCTATTGACAGAAAAAATCCAATAGTGCTATCTTTTAAATGTTGCATGATACGCAATTAGAAAGAGGTGTGTGCATTGGATGCAAATAAACTATTAATTAAGATTATAGAAACTAGACTGAGTATTCATATTGCTCTCGAATTATGCGAATTATTAACTAATCCTGGAAAGCTAACTATCGGCGATGCAATGCTGCTAAAAGAATTACTGAATTTAACGAACCTTGAAGCAATTGACATATTTCTATCATAGAGGTGTTATACATATGAAAACTTATAAATTTGAAAACGCTACGATTTATGTGCATGGCAGCGTGGATAAAGAGCTACTACGTAAAGCAACGATTAAACTGGTAAAGGATTCTCGTAAGTATAAGGCAGAACGGAGGGCGGTTAAGTGATGTCTACCGTGATACGTCCTGAAGTATCGAAGAAGAATCGTTATTGGATTAGTAAACATCGGCACTACGAGTTGAAACATTTCTGTTTACAGTATGCCGATTGGAAGAAAACCTATTCGTATTTGGACGGGAATACTGTTGCTGCTACGAACTTAGAGCGCTTACCGTCTGGAAATGAAGTAGGAGACCCAACAGCAGACATTGCGTTACAGAAAGCCTATTACTTAGAACGGATCGAGTTGATAGAGAAGACTGCTGAAGAAGCTGATAAATATCTTAGTGATTATATACTGAAAGCTGTGACAGAGGGTGTTTCGTATACTTGTTTAAAATTCAAAATGGAGATTCCATGTGGACGAGATATGTTCTATGACCGGTATAGACGATTCTTTTGGCTGTTATCGAAGATGAGGGACTGAAAATCGAGCTAGGAGAGATTAAAGGTTATTATCCGATTATTGATAATAAAACCGGTAAGGAAGTTGGATACTTTATGTGTGTAAACGGTAATAAATTAGCAGTACGATTCTTATCGTGGATGACAGATTATCGAGGAAAAGACGCAATAAAGCATACGATTAAATATTAAGTTTTAAGAGGGCTTGGGTCAATTGAACTCGGGCTCTTTCTTATTTGAAGACACTGAGAATAGGTTTGAGCACGCCAAAACAGACGCGAAATAAACAATTCCTCTTATGAGAAAGAGAAAATTACCTCGATTGGAAGAGGCCAAGCCGTAACAAGTATCAAATGCGGAGCAGGTTTAAGCCCTGTGATTCTCTTTCTTTTCTTTTCGCGCTACAAACACATGCTGTTATGAAAACTACAAACACAATTAGAAAGGAGAATAAATTATGGAAGTAGTAAACATGGAGGAATTCAAACGCGAATCTAAACGGAGAGCATTCAAAGAGAAGATCAACGCGAAAATTCAAAATGGAAAAGAGTGGATTGTGAGGAACAAGGAAGCAGTGATTACTCTTACACCAGTTATTATCGGAAGCGTTACGACTGTATCAAAAGTTGTAGGTAAACGAATTAACTTACGTAAGCAGGAAAATCTGAAAGACTTGTATTGTTATGATCGATCTCTTGGACATTATTGGAGATTGCGTAGAGAGCTTACGAATAGAGAATGGCTTGAGATTGATCAGCGTAAGAAAAATGGGGAACGACTTTCAGATATTTTGGAACAGATGAAAGTGTTGAAGTAGGATTAGACGAGAAGGGTCTGGGTATTGATTACTTAGACTCTTTTTGTTTTAAATTTATTCATATTTCAAGGAGGTAATTAAAATGAGAAAGAAAGTAGTAGTGTGTTTATTAGCAGCGACAATGGTAACTGGTGTAATTACAGGCTGTGGTGATTCCAAAACTGATAGTAAACCAGCTACAGAAGTAACTACAGAAACAAAGCAAGAGGAGTTGACTAAAGACATGTCCGAATATTCTGAAATAGAATGGCCGGATACAGCTATAACTAAATTAATTCCAAAGCCAAAATCAATGGTCGGTAAGATTACTTTAGAAACAGACGATACTATTATGGCGGTCATAGCGAATACGTCGAATGAAGATTACGATGAGTATGTAGAGAAATGCAAAGAGATGGGATATACCGAGGATTATGTAACAATGGACGGTATGTATACAGCGTCAAACAATAACGGATACGAGATTGTCCTTACACTAAAAGATGATCATATAATGAGTATAACTGCATGTGAATCAGACACTACGGTTGGAGATGCCGTTAAATAAAGTATTGTATATTTCTCCTTATTTATACGCGAAAATTACATGTAATGTTATGAAAAGAATAACTAACTTTTATATATAAGGAGGAAATAACTATGATGAGAGTATATTTTGAGAAAACTGGTTTTAAGAATTTTCATAGAGCATATGTAGAAAAGAAAGAACTTAAACAAAAGTTCAACATTTACTGCAAGATCAATGAGAATGAAGATGGAACAGCAACATTAAATGTAACTTCAATCAAAGAAGATTCACAGAATGTATTAAGAAGTTATGGATTTAAGGAGGTTAAGGTTGAGACTTTATAGTCTTGGCCTTTTCTTCTTTTTCTAATCTAGCTTAGCCACATTTAACCTAGATTAAAACCATCAGACATATTCCGTACTCGGGTGACTAGAAACGATGTTACAGTTTCAATGTGAAAAATTCCCCGGGTGAGATTTTCGATAAATCAAAAGAAAGGAGGTATACATATGTACGAAGCTGTATTCTTATTACTCGGTGTTATCGTAGGGACTATTATCACGACAGTCTTAAACCGTACCAAAACAGGTTATGGTTTCTTCAAGCTTGAGAAGATTCCAGATGAAGAAGATCTCTATACGATTAACATGAGACTAGTCCCGGATCAGAAGTTGAATGAGAAGAAGCGTATTATATTAACGCGAGAATAACACATTCTTTTATGGAACACATTAACTGAATTCAAAAGGAGGATTTAAAAATGAGTACTAAAACATTATTAGAAGAGGAAATTCAGTCAGAGATCGAGGAGATTGGTAAATTGGAAGTTGGTTCAGATCAACACAAAGCAGCATCTGAAGCACTGGCTAAACTTCTTGATAAGTACAACGAACTTGAGAAAACGGAGATTGAATCTCAGGATAAGTATGACGATCGTGAAGCAGAACGAGAACATCGTGAAGCAGAACGACGACTTAAAGAGGAACAGTTGAAACACGATAAGAGAGATGCACTTATCAAGAATGTATTGACTGGTGTGACATTTGTTGGTGGTTGTGCGTTAACAATCTGGGGAACAAAAACATCAATTAAATTTGAGGAGACTGGATCCTTTACAACAATAATGGGAAGAGGATTTGTTCAGAAATTGCTTCCAAAGAAGTAAAGTCTGATGTGATTCAAAATGGAGGGTCTAAGTTAAAATAACTTAGGCTCTTCTTTTTATCCTGTACGCGTCATTTTCGTCTTCTATTATAGAAAAGGAGGTATTAATTATGAAACGACGTGTAGTAAATAGAAAGATTCGTGAATTACTTGGAATTAGTGGAACAGAATTGGGCAAGCGAGTTGAAGTAACAAGACAAACTATAAGTGTATATGAAACTGGTAAAACAAAGACATATAGACCTTTAGAACGAGTTATCGAATGGGAGCTTGATTCTGCCATAGATGAGTGTACGGATTCGACTATTAAAGAACTTTGTGAACAATTAAAACTCAAACGAAATGAGTCCGAATAAGGGCTCTTTTCTTTTACTTTTTTCGCGAAAATTGCTAAACCTATTATGAGAGAAAGACTAGGGCGATCCGGTGACGGACGGCGTAAAACCTAGTGGGTTAGACTGTAAGTAGGACCTTACACTTTCTCTTTTCTTTTCGCGATTAAAACACGTTCTTTAATGAAAGGAAGAAGTAGCAGTAATGTGGTCTGGGAGAATGTCCCAGCAGCTGAGATGCTGACATATAGGAACTAAGACCGAGCGACTCTCGGGCAGGAAATGAACTGTATAAGACTACACTTTCTTTTCTTTTTCTCTCGCGTTATTTTCATCTCCTATTATAGAAACTAAAACGATGGGTTAATAAAAGGAGGAGATTTATATGAAATTGATTAGTAGTTTAGGTTATGTAACAAGAACAGACGATGTTTGTAATAAGAGATTATGGACAATAGATCCAATCGCAAAGAAAATCTACGATCTACATATAGTACAAGCGTACTCAGTAGATAAAGTAGGTAAGGAATTGGGAATGGATTGTCTATTAGTTGATGCTATTATTACGGGAATTAGATCACATTACAAGATAAGCTTTACAAAACAGATCAAAAATAGAATCAGTATGAATATATTAGCACCAATACAGTTTAGAAAGTTAATACGGAAGGGAGTCCTTAAATAGGGCTCTTTTCTTTTTTCTCATAGACGCGATGATTTCAGCTCCTATTATAGAAACTAAATCAATTCAATAAAAAAGGAGAATAAAATTATGAAGGATATGACAGTTAAAGTTTATTTTAATGTAACAGATTTAGGAGCATACGGAGTAATTCCAGGATTAAAAGAGGCAATGCAAAGTGAACTTATTAGAGTTTACAACATCTATGCTGATAAAACGAATTCTGGCATAACTGAACAGTTAAATAGAGAGTTTAACAGACTTAATCCGAATTACTTTGAAAAGAATTCGAATAGAGAATGGTACGAACTAACTGAATACAATCGGTTTATGGCAGACGGGTATCAGAAATTGGTCGTTGATGACCTTAATAAATCAAATGCGAGTCAAATACTGGACTTCTACGTAGATCCTGAAGAAGTTGTATTTAAAGGAATGTTAAAAGTAAATCATAATATTAAGATCGATTTCTATATGAAAGAGGCTTAGTTTACGACTAGGGCTTGAGTTGAAATATACTTAGGCTCTTTTTCTTTTTCTCTCGCGTCAAAAACTTACCATCTTATAGAAAAATATTAAGGAGGTAACGAGAAATGATGAACAAAATTTATAACACATTTATAGTTTACAGCGAGGTATTATTGATTAAATGTATGATACGCGTTACAGAAAAGCACCGTAAAAAATACGGAAAGGATATTGAGATGTATTTGAATTTAAGAAAAACAGAGAACTCAATGACCCAAGCGTATAATAATCAGCGTTTTGTTGATGTGAGCGATCGTGCAAGAAATAAATTTATCGCTGAATTCAGGCGTTATATAAATTATGTGAATTCATATGCGTGCGACTTTATTTAATCGAATCGGAGGGGTTATTTAAGCCTCTCCTTTTCTTTTTCTAAAAATACCCCTATTTATTAATATGTGAGCTAAATTAAAGAATAGTTAAAGAAATTAAAGGATAGTTTAAGTTAGAAAATAATAGGAGGATAGAAGTGCGATATTTTTACGAGAAACCTCAATATTATCGATCAATGTATGGTTCAGTATACGAATGTAATCACCCGGTTTACAGTAGATGCACTTTATTCAAGATAGGAGATCGTGGGTTAGGTGTAATTCAACAACGATATGATTCAGCTACTAAACAAACCTGGTGGTGTGAAATCGATCCGTGGCTTACCGACGAACTATATTTACATACAAAATTTAAGGCATTCTTTGACGAACGATCTGGTGCAAAAGAAAACAGCATCTACCCAACAGTCACAATTCGACAAATTATGTGGGCTTTAAAGATGAAACCAATACCGCGTGAACGATGGGAAACATGCTTTGATCGACGAGTCATCTGATTCGCTAAAATTACATGCTCTCTTATGAGAAGTGAAGGAGGTATAACTATGTTAACACCGAAAACAATAAGAATCGCAAAATTCGTTGTATCTGTTATCGGAGCGGGATTAACGCTCGTATCCAGAAGCAATACGGAGAAATTGTTAGATGAGAAAATTGCTAAGAAGGTGACAGAAGCGTTATCTAAGCACAATCAGTAAGAGGGTCCTTAGGGACTCTTTTATTTTTATAAAGAAATTAGGAATATCTGATTGTAAGAGAAGTATTTTCGCGATAAAAACACGCTCCTTTATGAGAAAATCATAAGGAGGTAACTAAAATGTTAGACTTTTTAAAATTAAAATTATCTACAAAATTTATGAAAGGCATTGTAGCCAAAGTTATATCTAAGAAAATATACAAACAATTAGGATACAAAGTTGATATCCAATTGAACGATATTCAACTAGATATAGTCGATGGCGACGTGAAAATTCATATCGATGTAGACGGTAAAATGAATAAGACTGAGTTTAGTAGACTTATGGAGCAAATCGAGGAGGAGGCCTGATTAAGGGTCTCTTTCTTTTCTGTTTGTCAGCAATTCGCGAAATTTACACGTGCTGTTATGGAAACAATGGATAGATGCTGGTGGGAATCCAGCGGTGAGACACGAAGGCGGTGCGCCAAGTAATAACTTAATAAAAGATGCACCCCACCGGGCAACGGTTTTCGTTGGGCCGACCCTGAAGTCATTGTTTCTAAATAGTGGCTCTAGTGGTAGAGTTTATGGGTTCGACTCCCACCCTATTCTTTTTATTTATCCAGTAGTATTTCGCGATAAAAACACACTCCTTTATGAGAAAGAGACGTTACGTGCGACCGGCGTACGTTGAAATAAGGTGTTGCCCTTGAAGGTTTAGCTGACGGCTATCGAGGTACGGAGCAACTTAATAGTTACTAGGTGAGCTGCCTCTCTTTCTTTTCTATTTATTATCCGCGATAAAAACCCATTCTCTTATGAAGAATCTTAAAGGAGGAGATTTACGATGAGAGACAAACTTGTAGGGAAAGACACTATGAAGACTGTAGCAAATGTAGCGAAGAGTCTGAAAGGAGTTATTATTCCAGTACTAGGAGTAGTCTTGTCTAGTATCACAGTTTCAGATTTACTGAACGCGGTTAGATATAGCGGTAACGTCGGATATGACGATGCTGTGAAAGTAATCATGAACAGTAATATGTTAGCGTCATGCAAGACAGAAGCTATTACCGTACTGAAACACGATGGCTCACCAGACTATTACAGAGCAGTTATTAGCACAGTTAATAGTGATATGATGAGTAGCTATAAAGTGGATGCTATTCGTAATATGTCTAAAGAACAATGATTCAAAACGGAGGGTCTAAGTTGAAATAACTTGGGCTCTTTTTATTCGCGTTAAAATCTTAGTCTTTAATGAAAGGAGTGATTATATGTTCGAAAGTAAATGGCAAAAGAAGTATGAGAAAGTAATGGGGAACGTAAAATGGGCAGTGAACTATTATCAGAATCTAGCTGAAGGGCTTGACGTTAAAATTGCTGAGAATGGAGGCAATGCACACGAGAAGCGTTTTTCAGAAATTTATCATGCACAGGAATCTACTTTGAGAGACGTATTAGAACTTATGAAAGTAGTGAAGGAGGAGTCTTAACGGGCTCTTTCTTTTCTTATTCGCGAAATTTACATGCCCCGTTATGAGAAACAAATAGCTCAATTGGTTAGAGCACTCGACGGAAGCCGATGGTGTAATCGAGAGACACGGGTTCGAATCCCGCACTGTTTCTTTTGTTTTTTTCGAGCAATAGAGACGCGAAATTTACAAAGGCTTTAATGAGAGAATAATATAAGCGAGCTACGAAGCTTGGGTTGTAGTAGGCAACATGAAAATGGGAAACAACCTATTCTCTTTTTCTTTTGTAACTAATTAACTAATAAGGATGTGTCCTAAAATGAATGCGCGGCTATTTGCCAAACGTAATGCATCGACAGTATTAACTTGCTTAGGAGGAATTGGAGTAGTAGCGACATCTATTATGGCAGCAAAAGCAACACCAAAAGCTTTGAAACTTGTTGAAGACGCTGAGCGTGAGAAAGGAGAGGAGTTAACTAAATGGGAGAAAGTAAAAGTAGCATCTCCAAAATATATTCCAGCGGTATTAGTTGGCGCCACAACAATGGCTTGTATTTTCGGAGCGAATGTTTTAAACAAACGTCAACAAGCATCACTAGCCAGTGCTTATGCGTTCCTGGATCAATCATACAAGAAATATCGTCGAAAAGTAGTAGAACTGTATGGTGAGGAAACACATAACGAAATTGTGAAGTCTATTGCAATTGAGGAAGCAAATGAAGTGTATATGCACGCTAGTAACTTTTGTACGGATTGTACACAATTCTTAGAAGAAGATTACAGTGAGCCTGTTCTATTTTATGACGAATACGGACATCGATATTTTGAAGCACCAATCGAACAGGTAATTCTATGTGAGTACCATTTGAATAGGAACTATACAATGCGAGGTTTTGCTTTATTAAATGAATTTTATGAGTTTTTAGGACTAGAGCAAACTGATCTAGGAGCAGAAGTCGGTTGGGTTATTGAAGACGATGGCTCCTATTGGATCGATTTCAACCACAAGAAAGTTACATTAGAAGACGGATTAGAGTGTTATATTATCGAGATGTTTATGGAACCATCTGTTGATTGGAAAGAATATTATTGGTAAATGAAAGGAGATTATTTATGTGGGAAGAAACTAGTTTGAATGAAACACAGACAACATTTGAAACTTTGAAACAGTATTATTGGGATCGAGATGTCTTTTGTGAAACTGTGCTCAGTGCAATAAGATGTAATACATTACTCGACGCCTTTTGCTATGGAGAATTCAATCAAGGGCAGTATTTCGCTTGGTTCAAAGATGAAGATGAGTTTTACATTATTCACAAAACCAGTGGTGTAATAATTAACTGGTATAAACATCTCGGACGAACTAACACGTGTAATCGAGAAGGCATAACACTTGATAATTTACGAGAGTTCTTCGAGTTGTTCAAAGAAGACCTTTTAGATTGGGCGGAAAGTCATAATTATAAGTTGGACGAGTAAAGGAGATTAAATATGTCAGCAGATGATAAGTTAAAAGAATTGGGATTTGAGTTGAAAGAAGTAATAGAAAACGGAGGTTATGCTGTATACGTAAATGAAGAAGATGACCAACGTGTAGAAATAAGTTTTGACGGCGATCGATGGATTATATATTCCGAGACATTGTCAGAACAACTAGATTACTACGGACATACGTATCGATCTCCTATTGGTATGACTTACGAGGAGTGCGAGGCGTTCCTAAATAAAATTGATGAATTAAAAGATATGTGGGTTGACTAGTTCGCGAAATTTACAAAGCCTATTATGAGAGAATAAGATCGACAACTGGAAACAGAACGATCATGTATGCAGTGAAATTCTGAGTACGTTCTCTCTTTTTTCTGTTTGGAATTAGTTCCGTACGCAGGTGACATAAACACATGTTAAATTTATATCGCGAATGAAACAACGGCTTTTATGAGAATTAAGAAAGGAGACTTAAAACATGAAGAAAATCAAAGTAGACAAAAGAGTGGTCTTGACGGCATTGTCAGCTATATTTGGAGCAGGAGGATTTATTATAGATATCCTGTCACATAAAGATGACACTGAAGAGATTGCACAGAGAGCAGCAGAGATTTTAGAAGAGAAACAGTCTGCTGATGAATAATCGAGATAGAAGAGATCTGACAAAAATGTTGGGTCTCTTTTATTTATAGAAAAGTAACACGTTCATAAGAAAGGAGAACAATCATGAACAAACCAAATGTAAACAAGTATTTCAAAATGGCTACACGAGTAATTAAAAAACGTAGCCCAGAGATTCTAACAGGTCTCGGTATTGCTGGTATGGTTACTACAACCGTATTAGCAGTAAAAGCAACACCGAAAGCTTTGAAGTTGATTGAGGAAGAGAAGCGTAAACAAAATCGCGAACTTCTTGATGAGGCTGAAAAGAACGGTCAGGACAACTGTACTCAGATCAACAAACTCAAACCAGTCGAAGTAGTAAAAGTAGCATGGAAACCGTATATTCCAGCCGTATTATTAGGTACAGCATCAGCAGCTTGTTTGATCGGAGCTAACTCAGTACATGCACGTAGACATGCTGCGTTATATTCTGCATATAAATTATCTGAAACAGCTCTTACTGAATATAAGGATAAGGTAAAAGAAATCGTGCCTGAGAAGAAGGTAAAAGAGATCAAGCAGAAATTGGCTGAGGATAAGGTGGATAAAGTTGCTAAATCCGACGACGGTAAAGAGCAAAAAGCGAAAGTCATTGTGTCTAGTGATGGAGATACGTGGTTCGTTGACCCGTTTACCAATGGATCATTCTTGTGTACTGAAACAAAGATAAGAGAAGCTATTGTTGATTTGAATTATCGTCTAATGGATGAAATGTTCGTATCGTTAAGCGATTTGTACGACGAACTCGGTCTTGACCATACACAAAATAGTGATGATATTGGCTGGTGTATCGACGACGGTAAAATTGTTCCAGACTTCAGTGATGCCATCGTTAAAAATGGTAAGGCATATGTCGTGATGGATTTCTTAAGACGTCCTGAATACGGGTTCGACGATAAAGGAAAACTGCACGGATAATACGTTCGCGAAAAAAACATACCATGTTATGACAAATACAACAAAATTTATTATTTCAAGGAGGAATTAAAAATGAGTGAAACAATTAATGAAGTAATGGAGAACGAAGTAATGACAACTGAGGAACCTATGGATACTGAGGTATTAGATTACACAGAAGAATCTGAAGGGGGATCTGGAAAGGCATTAGCAGCATTTTTAGCTTTTGGAGCAGGAGTAACTGCATTAGGAATTGCAGCTTACAAGAAGCTTAAAGCTAAAAAGGATGAGAAGCCTAAAAAGAAAACCAAAAAGAAACTTATGTGGGTTGAAGTACCTGTAGAGGAAGAGGAAACCGAAGAAGACATTGTAGCGGAATCCGAAGCAACAGAAGTTGAGGAACCAGAAAAAGAAACTGAAAAGAAGTAAGTTTGGTATTGTCTGAAGGGAGACCTGAGTGAAAAACTCGGGTTTCTCTTTTTGTTTTGTGCTTGAGAATAAAATAAAGAAAGGATTGAATCTATGCAGGATTACAACGATTACGAACCTTATCACAAATTTGCATACGATGGCCCGGTATTAGAGTTCGATAGATTAGTAGCGGACCATTGGAAGGGAGAGACGATGGCTCCAACTGCTAGAAAAGCAAAGAGTAATCTCTCCTATCAATATAAGAAACAAAACAATCGTAATGCCAGAACGAAAGTAACCTTGCCTGGTGAAATCAAAATGGTGAATTAGAAGGAGGCAACTGATGGCGGAGTACAAGTCAAACTCTCATAAGAGTAAAGCAGAGGGAGCAGAAATCGCAACCACAGAAGAAAAGAGAGCTACCAAGGTGGTAAGCGGTAAAGTAAAAACAAAAGAAAACAACGGACGTAAATTCGCAGGTCTGTTTGTATCAGAAGATGCAGCGAATGTGAAATCTTATGTATTAATGGACGTGTTGGTTCCAGCGGTTAAGAAAGCAATTTCGGATATCGTGACGGACGGAATCGATATGATTTTATATGGAGAATCCAGAGGTAAGAAGTCAAGATCTGGCGGTGTATCTTATCGCAGTTATTACGATGATCGTGACCGTAGAGATCGAGACAGAGACCGCGATAGGGGAAGCAGCCGTAGTACATCTGGACGATTTGATTATGACGATATTGTTTTCGATACGCGAGGAGACGCTGAACTTGTTAAAGAACAGATGGGCGATATTGTAGATAAGTATGGAATGGTGACTGTTGCTGATATGTACGATTTAGCAGGTCTGACAGTTCCGTACACAGCAGCAAGATACGGTTGGTTCAATATTCGTACAGCGGAGGTAACTCGTGTTCGGGATGGTTATGTAATTAAGTTACCAAAAGCTATGCCAATCGACTAAATCAAAATAGAAAAGAGTTGTCGTTACGATGTTATTAATGACCAAAGAATTAGAGAAAGTATTCGAAAAGTATCCACTATATTCACAAGAAGAAAAAGGTTTTGAATCTGATGTAGTAGTTAAGTATTTCAATCCGTGTGGAGCTGGAACTTGGCTAATTACAGAGGGCAAAAAGCAAGAAGATGATGATTGGCTATTTTATGGTTACTGTCATTTATTCGAATGGGAATGGGGTTATGTGATGTTATCCGAATTAGAAGAAGTCACATTACCTTTTGGTTTAAAGATCGAACGAGAACAATATGTAACTGGTAAGAAAGTAAAAGATTATATTTGAATTAGTAAGAATATCTGGAAACAGAGAATGAAGGAGGAAAAATATGAAAGCAGATAGATTTAAAGATTTACTGGATGAGTTAGACGGAAACTATAAACAGACGATGGTGGAAAAGAATGCTAGATATGCAAAAGACGGAGACTGCCTGCATAATTTCAGATCCGGAGCTGCGATTATGGGCGGTACTTCTGCTCAGGCATGTTGGGGATATGCTACAAAGCATTTAGTAGCTTTACGAGATATGATAGAGAAAAATGATTTCTCAAATCGTGAGGATTTCTTAGAGAAGTGTCAGGATACAATCAATTATATTCGTTTCTTATGGTGCATTGGAAACGAGGAGAACGAAAATAGAACAGAAGGAGTGAACTAAATCATGAAAAAATTTAAACTGCCAGCCGGTACAACAAGAGCATTAAATCGTATTGGTTTAAAAATGAAAAAACATAGTCCAGAAATCTTAGTAGCAGCAGGTATTGTCGGTACGGTTACAAGTACAGTTATGGCTTGTAAAGCTACTACAAAAATCGACGAGGTTATTACTGAGTCAAAAGCACATGTTGATATGACTAAGAAATATGTAGAGGATAACGGATTCTCTGAGAGATATACAGAAACTGATTATAAGAAAGACTTAACAATCATGTATACTCAGCGTGGATTGCAGCTTGCTAAATTGTATGCACCTGCTGTTATTTTAGGTACAGTATCGATCACAGCAATCCTAGCAGGTCACAATATTCTTCGTAAACGTAACGTAGCACTTGCAGCAGCTTATGCAACTGTAGATAAAGGTTTCAAGGAGTATCGTGGACGTGTTATTGAGCGTTTCGGCGAAGAGCTTGATAAAGAGCTTAAATACAACATCAAAGCAAAAGAAGTCGATGAAATTAAAGTTGACGAGAAAACAGGTAAAGAAGAAGTTGTTAAGAAAACAGTTAACGTAGCAGATCCAAGTACTTACAGCGATTATGCTCGTTTCTTTGATGACGGCTGCACAGGTTGGACAAAAGATCCAGAGTATAACTTAATGTTCCTTAAAGATCAGCAGCGCTATGCAGATGATCGTCTGAAAACAAAAGGTTGCTTATTCTTAAATGAAGTTTATGATATGTTAGGTATTCCTCGTACAAAAGCAGGCGCTATCGTTGGATGGATCTTTGACGAGAAGCATCCTACTGGAGATAACTTTGTAGATTTTGGATTGACCAATATTTATAACGAAAAGACGCGTGACTTCGTAAACGGATATGAGCGTACAGTGTTACTTGACTTCAACGTAGATGGTGTTATTTACGATAAAATCTGAATGACAGGGTTGGATAGTCCGTATTCTGGTAATATGTATCGGGATATGTTTGACTATCCACTTTAATAGAAAGGAGACGTCATGACTGGTAAAGAGTTAATCCGCTATATCATCGACAACGATTTGGAACAAGAGCAGGTATTTCAAAATGGTAAATTTATCGGTTTTATCACAAGAGAAGAGGCAGCTCTTAAGTTTCATGTCGGAGTCGCTACTATAAGTGTGTGGTATCAATTCGGAGCTATCGACGGATTCGTGTTAGGTGATCAGTTATTTATTGCTGCTAACTCGGTTCCGAATATCGGTAAGCAAAGACAGATTGATATGCCTATAGAAATGTTGGACAAGTATATCGAGCACTACATCAAATAAAAGGAGCGAGTTATTATGAATAACAAACTGTCTGTAGTATTTGCAACTTTAGCGAGTATCTGTTTTGTTGGCGGACTTGTTGTTCTAAGAGTGTAACTGACTATCTATTTAAAGGGGAGATCATCATGGAGAGACTTGAACGAATCTTGTCAATGTTAGACCATGCATTAGGAAATCGTAAGAAGCGTCATATTGCAGGAGGGATTCTATTGTCGGTGTCTATGCTGTTTGGGGGATTAGCTTTCACGGTCATGACATTAAAACACGACGGTGAAGAAGAAAAGGAGAGTAAAGATGAAGAAAGATATTTTGAGTAAAGTTATGATGTTCGCTGCTGGAGCCGGTATTGGTTCCGCAGTGACTTATAAAGTATTGAAGACCAAATATGACCAGTTGATTCAGGAGGAGATTGATTCAGTTAAAGAAGCTTTTGGAAGAGATATTTCCAGTGATTCTGTAGAGAGCGAAGAAGATGAATCTGAGGAAGACAGTACTGATGATGATCTTGAAACAGCTCAGGACGTAATCAATCAAAATGGATATGTCACAGAGTCAACTGAAAATGAGGAGAAGAGTGAGGAGGGAGAAAAAGTGGAAGATAGTAAACCCTATGTAATTAGCCCAGCCGAGTTTGGGGAATGTGATTATGGAGTTATTTCGTTAGAGTACTACACAGACGGTGTGGTAGTAGATAGCTACGGAGATATTATCGAGAACACAGATGAATTACTCGGTGATGACTTCGCTGCTCATTTCGGAGATTATGAGGAGGATCCGGATACCGTATATGTGAGAATCGATGGTCTCGAAGTAGATTATGAGATTCTCAAAAATTACGGACCATATTCGGAGAGTTAATGAATGAATGACTTAAGAGACGAATATTTCGAGTGGATGTACCACACTGTTTGTCATGGTCGTTTTGCAAAAGAGAATAGCTATCGTAAGCTTCTAACCTATCTTCATAGTGTTGAATACACATGGATATTATCAGATGATGTGAATCGTGCTGAAGATGGAGAGGAAGGATTACGGTGGCGATTTGCTTACGAGAATCATATTAATGTTCGTCATGAGTTGGATGGCCCTTGCAGCGTATTAGAAATGATACTTGCATTAGCGTATAAGTGTGAGGAGATCATGGATGACGCTGCTATTGGGGATCGCACAGTCCAATGGTTCTGGCGAATGATAGCTAATCTTGGACTGAATGGTATGACTGATCGACGATTCGATTTAGGAGCTGCTGAGAGTATAATCGATCGGTTCCTTAATCGAGATTTTGAGCCAGACGGTCATGGTAGTTTATTTGTGATTCGAAATTGCAGATACGACTTGAGAGACGTGGAGACATGGACATCTATGTTATGGTACTTGGATAGTATCACATAATCACAGGAGTTAAAAATGTTACAAGAAGATGTATTCAAACAATTTAAAAAACAATTTCCGCAGTATTCAAAATGGGTTACTGATTGGTTTCCGAATGGTAGAGATAGCGTAAGAGTCCGTGTTATTGACGGCAGTGATTACGTATTCACCTACCATAACGAATTCGATTGGCGTTTTGAGACTGCGGTTTCTTTTATTAATGGAATGAAAGGAGGTCGTACAATGAATGTTGGACTTCATGACAATCTCCACGAAACCAAATAAAAAATCAAACACAACAGAAGTTAGTCCTAAATGGATTATGAAAAAGTCAAAAGATCTCATGATTCGAGGCCGAGACTTCTATGCTATTTGGGACGAAGAACGAAAGCTGTGGAGCACTGATGAAGATGACGTGACTCGATTGGTGGACAATGAGTTACAGAAATTCGTAGATGAAAACGCAGATCGGATTGAAGGAACGCCTATCATTAAATATATGTGGGATTCAGAAAGCGGTTCTATCGATAGATTTCATAAGTATTGTCAGAAGCAGATGAGAGATAACTATCACGAGTTAGACGAGGAACTTATATTTGCTAACACAGAACTAACACGAGAGAGCTATGCAAGTAAGAGACTGTCCTATCCGTTGGAGAAAGGCAGTATCGAAGCATGGGATAAGATCATCGGAACATTGTATTTAGAGGAAGAGCGGCATAAGATCGAATGGGCTATCGGTGCTATCGTATCAGGTGATTCAAAATGGATACAGAAATTCATGGTTTTCTATGGTGCTGCTGGAACTGGTAAATCTACAATTCTTAACATTATACAGGATTTATTTAACGGATATTCGTGTACATTTGATGCTAAGTCACTTGGTCAATCAAATAACGCATTTGCTCTGGAACAATTTAAGAGTAATCCTTTGGTAGCAATCCAGCATGATGGTGATCTATCTAGAATTGAGGATAACACACGTCTTAATTCATTAGTTTCTCACGAGACAATGAGTATCAATGAGAAGTTTAAAGGATTATATGAAACAAGATTCAAATGCTTCTTATTTATGGGTACAAATAGACCTGTTAAGATTACTGACGGTAAATCAGGTTTGTTAAGACGATTAATTGACGTAACTCCGTCTGGTAAAAAGCTGGGCACTAAAGAATATCACCGTCTGACGAAACAAGTGAAGTTTGAGCTTGGAGCAATCGCACAGTATTGTTTGGAAGTATATAAGGAAGATCCAGAGTATTACGATGATTATATTCCGAAGAACATGATGAGTGCTTCAAACGATTTCTATAACTTCGTATGCGATTCATATTCTGTATTTCGTAAGCAAGACGGTACAACTCTTAAAGCAGCTTGGGAAATGTATAAGCAGTATGTTGAAGAAGCGAAAGTAAATTATCCAGCTTCGAAAATGAACTTTAAAGAGGAACTGAAAAATTACTTTTGGAATTTTGAAAGTAGGATAGATCAGGAAGACGGAACAAAACTGTTAAATTATTATAGCGGATTTCGCACTGATATTTTCGAAGAAGAACTTGGTTCTCGTACTGCAAAGAAAACAGAAGAACCTGACGTGCAGCTTATTGAGTTTTCAGAACAGGAATCTATATTTGACAAGGAATGCGCTGATTGTCCGGCGCAGTACGCAACGACAGAAGAATCTGAGAAACCATTAAAGAAGTGGGAGAATGTTAAGACGAAACTGTCAGATATTGATACGTCAAAAGTACATTATGTACGAGTTCCGGAGAATCATATTGTAATTGACTTCGATATTAAAGATAAAGACGGTAATAAGTGCTTTGAGAAGAATCTCGTAGAAGCAAGTAAATGGCCTGCGACTTATGCTGAAGTAAGTAAAGGTGGAAACGGTATTCATCTTCATTATATTTATACAGGTGAAGATGCATCTCAGCTTAGTCGAATTTACGATGAGGATATCGAGGTTAAGGTATTTACCGGGAATAGTTCGTTGAGGAGGCGGTTATCGAAATGTAATAACTTGCCGATAGCGACGATTAGTTCCGGGCTACCAATGAAAGGAGGTAAACCTACAGTGTTGAATTTTGATGGTATTAAGAATGAGAAGATGTTACGTTCTATTCTTAAACGCCATATTAATAAAGAGATCATGGGTAATACGAAACCGAGTATTGACATGATTTATAAAACCTTAGAGGAAGCTTATGAAAGTGGAATCGGGTATGATGTCAGCGATATGAGGAATGCGATTTATATGCTGGCAGCTAGTAGTAGTAATCAGGCAGACACTTGCTTGAAGATGGTGGCTCAAATGAAGTTCAAGTCTGAAGAAGCGAGTGAAACGGTTGCAGATGAGGAAGAGGAATCATTGGTATTTTATGATTGTGAAGTATTCAGCAATTTGTTCCTCGTATGCTATAAATTCGCTGGGGAAGACAAGCCAGTTGTAGCATTGGTAAATCCGAAACCGCATGAGATCGAGAATCTGGTCCGGTTTAAGTTAGTAGACTTTAATGGACGGAAATATGATCGTCATTTGTTGTACGCATGCATGATGGGTTATACGACTGAAGAGCTTTATAACTTATCGCAGAGGATTATCAATGCGCAGAAAGGACAGAGAAATAATGGTCTTTTCGGTGAAGCGTATAATCTTGGTTATACAGACGTTTATGATTTCGCAGCGAAGAAGCAGAGTTTGAAAAAATGGGAAATTGAGCTCGGTATTGGACATAAAGAGTTAGGTCTGCCATGGGATGAGCCAGCTCCAGAAGAGTTATGGGATGAAGTAATTAAATACTGTAAGTGGGATGTAATCGCTACAGAAAAGGTATTTAACCATTTACAAGGTGATTTCACAGCTAGAAAGATTCTCGCGTCATTAGCTGGTGGGACAGTAAATGATACAACAAACTCGTTAACCACAAAGATTATTTTTGGTAAGGAACGTAACCCTAGACTTGTTTACACTAACTTGGCTACAGGTGAACAGGAAGGGCTGGCTATTGACGAAAGACCTACTAATAATGTAATCAATGCATTTCCAGGGTATCGCTTCATTGAATTCGGGGATGATAAAAAATCTCATAATATGTACCGCGGAACTGATCTTGGATTTGGTGGATATATCATCTCAAATCCAGGGGTTTATGGAAATGTAGCGTTACTAGATATCGCTTCGTTACATCCTCATTCTGCTATTGCGATGAAATGTTTCGGAGAATATACACAGCATTTCAAGGATCTGTTAGATGCACGTATTGCGATCAAACACGGAGATTATGAAACTGCTAGAACGATGTTGGGTGGCAAATTAGCTCCGTTCCTGGATGATGAGAGTCAGGCTGGAGATTTGGCTCAGGCGCTTAAAATCGCAATTAACAGTGTATACGGTTTGACTTCAGCGAAGTTCGATAACCCATTCCGAGATATTCGTAATAAGAATAACATCGTAGCCCTGCGTGGAAGCTTATTTATGAGAACACTTCAGGATGAGGTTGAGAGTAGAGGATTCAAGATCGTGGCAATTAAGACAGACTCTATCAAGATAGCGGATGCAACGAAAGAGATTATTGATTTCTGTATGGAATTCGCTAAAAAATATTCCTACACGTTCGAGTTTGAAAGCTTTTACGATCGTATCTGTCAGATTAACGATGCTGATTATATCGCTAGGTATAAAGATGCGAAGTATTGTGAAGAAACGTTTGATTTCGTACCTAAAGATAATAAGAAGCACGAGGGCCAGTGGACAGCTACGGGTAAACAGTTCGCCATCCCATATGTATTTAAAACTCTGTTCAGTAAAGAACCAATCGAGTTTAAGGATATGTGTGAGACATTCCAAGTTAAAACAGCTTTATATTTGGATATGAATGAGAAATTACCAGACGTATCCGAGTACGAAAAAGAGTTCGAGAAAACGGAGAGTAAATACAAAAAGGGTAAGATATCTGATACAACTTTCGAAGCTACTTGTAATGAACTGAACGAAAAAATCGCGGAGGGTCATGATTATCATTTCATCGGAAAAGTCGGACAGTTTACACCGGTCAAGCCAGGCAAAGGCGGAGGTATTCTTGTTAGAAAACAGGGTGATAAATATTATGCTGCTGCTAACTCAACCGGATATCGTTGGCTTGAATCTGAGATGATGAGTGCCCCTGGAAACGAAGAGAATATCGACACGTCATTCTATCGAAATCTAGTTGATAAAATGCTTGAAGAGATCGGTAAATATGGAGATCCTGAATGGTTCACGTCGGACGATCCTTATATCCCAGCGGAGAAACCAAAAGACACTATGGACTTTATGAATATTCCAATAGACGCTGATGAGGAAGTACCGTTTGACGAAGATCCAGAAGAATTACCGTTCTATTAGAAGGTGATCAACAATGATTCCAAACAACTTATCAACACAAGAATACATAGACTTTCTACAACGATTCATACTCGTACATTCTTATATTTACTATGAACTAAACAACAATGTAATCAGTGATAAGTTCTACGACGCAAAATCAAAAGAACTGGTTAAGTATAAGAACGAGTATCCGGATCTATGGAAATCAAGCATGTATTACGAACAATTCAAAGATGATTATAACGGTGCGACGGGTTTTACTCTGTTCTACGATTTGAACAAATCAGAGCAGGAAAAGATTCGTCGTATTGCTTTGTCGGTTTTATATCACGGTTAGGAGGTGTGTTGATATGCATAAATTTATATTTTATGTACGAACAACTTTTAAACTCGTTCGACTGTTTATGAAGATGCCGGAGTTTGAAAGAAATGCATTAATAGATAGTTCTAAGAGAGATCTTGACTATACCGTTAAATATATGATGTATACGTATAAGAACGAAATATTCGGTTCGCGAAATAAACACGGTCCTTTATAGGAAAGGAGTGTGATATTTATGATAATTAAAGGTAAAAACAGAAGTGTAGAGATTCCGGGATGGGCAGTCTTAGTAGGATTGCTTATCGTGGATAACATGACAACTAATGTTTGTAAACTTAAACAGACAAAAATATTACAAAACTGTATGAAGAACGGGAAGTCCAATTAAGGGCTTCTCTTTTCTTTATAAAAATGTAACTCGTAAACCAAAACTTATCCAAAAATTATTAAAGAGAAAAAGGAGATTAAAAACTATGGAAGTAACTTTTGCACCAAGATCAGTATTGGAGATCAACGACGCTAGAATCATTTTCAGAAACTTTAAAGGATTAGCAGACAAGTATAACCGTGAGGGAGATCGTAACTTCGCTATGATTATCGCAGGTGGTACTCTTGATGACGGTCATGAGAAGAGAGAAGTAACAGCGGAAGAAATGGCTGATGCTCTGATGAATGATACAAACCGTCTTGGAGTAGGCTGGAATGTAAAAATCAAAGCGCCAAGAGAAGAAGGAGACGAACCGTTTATCTATCTTCCGGTAAAACTAAAATTCAATGATAGAGGGCCAAAGATCTATTTGAAATCAGGACATAACACAGTTCCTCTGAATGAAGACACAGTAGGCATGCTGGATGATATCGATATTGTGGGTGTGGATCTTGATATCAGACCGTACGATGATGAAATCAGCGGTAGACCATTCCGTGCAGCTTATGTACAGGCAATGTGGGTAACTCAGGAGGTTGATCGTTTCGCTGCTAGATTTGCAGAAGAGGAGCATCCAGAAGATTAATATACGTTACGTAGGCGCTTTCGGTCATTTATCAGTGATTGGAGGCGTATTTTATTAAATTCATTATTTATATTTTAGGAGGAAAAGAAGCATGAGTAATTTAACAGGAACAGGAGCACCTAGTGCAGCATTACAGGCAGCAATTGGAGATATTTATACTGACGAGAGTACAGGAAAGAAGTATAAATGTACATTCGCATATCGTAGCGTTGAAAGTGAGAATTTTGTGTCTCAGTGGAAAGAGCTGAAAACAAATGTGGCAGCTAATATTACACTTGATGGTAAGAAAATCGGAGAAGCAGTTAGTAAACCGGTAGAAACACCAGTAAACACAAATTCTGAACCTGAAAAAATCCCGGGTGAGAAATCTGAGGAAAACAAAGCAGAAAATCCGGTAGACCCAGAGAAGAAAGAAGAGAAACCAGTCAATCCAAATCAGCAGCCTAAAAATAACTACACGAATTACAGTAAAGCGAAAAACAAATAATACGCGACAAAAACATACTCCTTTATGAGTAACATGAAACTATTTATATTTAAAGGAGGAAATTAAAATGAGTGATAGGTGTGATATTATTCTTAACACGAAGAATCTTAGAAGGGTAGCTTTCACTGTAGGTTTTGGATTAACATTAGGCAAAATGGCAGGAGGCGTTGTGGATTCCGCATTGGATGGAATTGCACGTGGAACGCTGAAATTTATGGCTGGTAAAGGAAACGAAACAGCACAAAGCATCTGTAAAGAAGCTGGTGTGAAGTACAATGACGAATCACAGCATGAAGAAGAACCCGAAAAGGTAAAAATGGGATTTCATGTATAACAGACAGGGGAGTCTTGGCTATATTAGCTGAGGCTCTTTTTGTTTCTATTTGAACTGTGGTGAGAATAGCTGAGCAAGTAGCGAAGGGATTGCTCGGGAAGACAACGCGATAGAAAGTGGACGTATTATGTGGGGTTGTCGTGTGGAGGGTTGGTTGCTCTTCACAAATTTATAAACTTAAGGAGTTGTTCTATCATGTTAAGAACACAAGATTATATCAACCTAGTAGAGAAACATCGTAAAGAAATTGAAAAGTTTCCTATTGCTTATGCGTTTGATGAAAAACAATTGAAAGAAGCATTAGAAAAATTAGGAGCAAAAGACGTTTCTGAGTGTGTAACTATTTCTGGGATTGGCGATATTGTGCTGAAGAAAGACGCTCCAAGATATATTCAGACGTTGAAAGATCAACGTAAAGAAACATTAGAAGCATTAAAAGATAAAGATTTTGCAGTAGCAGCATTCCGTTACGAGATGGACAATCACGAATATGCGATTAACTACGACGGTGACGGAGATGTATTAGGCTGCTTCGGAATGGAAATGGAAGACCTGATTAATATGGGTCTTGAAGATGAATACCTAATTGCACGTAAAGGTCATATGGATTATATGCGTGAATTGGGTGTGATTTAGAAAGGAGATTAAGTATGAGTTTAATGGAATGGGCAAAGCGAGAAGTGGAAATCGCTTGTAAGAAAGAAAATCCAGAGAGGAAATAGGGAGAATTCGACTACGGTTGTGCTTGCTATGAAAGTGCATTGAAAGCTTTTGAGAGTTTGTGCGAGGATGGGCATAGCGGAATGAGTATAAGATTTACGAAAGCTATTCTTGACCGTTTGATCGACGGACAACCTCTTACTCCTATTGAAGATACAGAGGATGTTTGGAAAGAAGGACATCGCTGGGGTAAACAAGGCTATACTACTCACCAGTGCAAACGTATGTCAGCATTTTTTAAAGACGTTTATGATGATGGCAGGGTTGAATATCACAGTAACGATTACTGTTACTTTGTAGATGTAAACAATCCAGATTCAGCTTGGCAGAACAGTTTCATATCCCATATTATTGCGGACATGTTTCCGATTACAATGCCGTATATGCCTGGTAAACCGATTAGAGTGGTCACTGAGGAATTCTTAGTAGATCCGAAGAACGGTGACTATGACACTATGGGCGTCTTATATTGCCTGAAAGAAGAAGATGGCGAACAGAAACGCATCGAGATTAATAGATTCTTCAGAGAGCCAGAGGGAGACGAGCCTAGAGGTTGGACTGAGATTTCTAAAGAAGAATATGAGGAACGTAAGGCTAAGAAGATTAAATAGGAAAGGCGTGGGATATGTACGAATTAAAGAATTGGAATGAAGTAGCAAAAGGAATATATAGGTATGTAATTGGAGCAAATGTGGCTTACGAGATTTGTATTCTCTATTGGGATCACGCTACTGATATTTTGTCAGCGAATTGCAATTTGTTCTTAGTTGGTGATTGGAGAACCAAAGATCATAAGAACATCACAGAACGCGAATTGCTTCTCGGAAGTGCACCATTGGCAGCATGTCTTGAAAAAGCTATAGAAGATAATGACGAAAACAATAATATACCTGGATAAAGGAGACTTATATGAAGAAAATACCAACATTATACAAAAGGGTGTATGAAAACCATAAAATTATTGATACAGAATGCATTATAACACCAGGTTGCGAAGACGCTTTTATGAACGGTATCGCAACTATTAAACGTGATGGATCATGTTGTGCGCTTATTAACGGCACATTCTATAAGCGATATAATTGTAAAAAGGGTAGAGTCGCACCAGCTGGAGCTATACCATGCTGCAATCCGGATCCTATAACCGGTCACTGGCCTCATTGGATTAAAGTTAATCATGATGATCCTGGAGATAAATGGTTTATTAAAGCCCTAGAACGTACTGAACTAGAATTCGGACAGTTGGATGACGGAACATATGAAGCTATAGGTCTTCATTTTCAGTGTAATCCGTATGGCTTTGATCACGACAGGCTCAGTAAACACGGGCAGGAGACCGTTAAGGTTGAAAGAACTTTCGAAGGCGTTAGAACCTGGCTCGAAAATAATAAACAGGAAGGTCTTGTATTCTGGTTAAATGGAGAACCGGTTTGTAAGATTAAAAGATCCGATTTCGGTCTTAAGTGGCCTATAAAATAAAGGAGCTGTCCTACCATGAGACAAAACGATTGGTATAAATGTAAGTTGACAGATTATATATACGAGAAGTATTCAGAACATGTTGACAAATCTGAATGGTTTATCAATCCTGCGCCTAATAAATTCAAAGGATATTTTCCAGAATTGAGAAAGATCATTACATTCACATGCGATGATGATGGACAAATCACAGAAGAAACTCAGCTGTTAGTAAAAGACCTTAAACTATTCCATGAGATTGTAGCGGGCTGCTCAAGAGGTATGGATGCAGTATACGAGGATTACGTTTTATATTTAATCGGACCAGAAGGATTTGATATGTTACGAGAAAACCATATTTTAGAGTCTTGTGGATCAATTGGCGATAGAAACTTATATACAGTTAAAGGTGGAACATCAGGATGTTAATACGCGATATTAACAAGGCCTATTATGAAACTAAGAATGCAAAAATAGTTTAAGAAAGGAGACAAACAAATGGAAGTTAAGAAAGGTGACAAGAGTATGAGCATTCCTGGCTGGGTTTTAGCAGCCGGAGTAGTAACACTTGGTGCAATGGTGACAGACATCTGCAAGGTAGCTATTAGTAAGCACAAGTAGTTTCAAGGGAGGGATCTAACTGAGAAAATTCTCGGTTGGGTCTCTTCTTTTTATATTTATTGTGTAGACGATTAATCTGAGCGTAAGTTAGGAGAATTTGTATTCTCAGAAAATATAAAAAGGAGCTGTTTCATCATGGAAGACTGGCTTTTGAGAACCGAGAAGAAGTATAAATACATGTTATTAGATCGATTAAGACAGGATTGCGATTATTATATTCGAATTGGTGGAAGTGCAAAATGTTTATGGGCTGAGGATGAGAAAAGACAGATCGAAGTCATGAAAGAACTTTGGAATTACTTTGATGAGGAAGATAAACCAGAGTGGCTAACCATGAAACAGATTAATGAATACGCTCGAAAGATGGGAGTGAATTCATGAGATTACTAGAAGATATTTTGATGATTATGGTGTTAATGATTATGCCTGACTTCTTTTGTGAGAGGTTGGGCTTTTATAATTCAGCTAGAGTTATTAAAGAAAGGAGAACAAAATGTCAATTCATAGATTATATCAGAGAGAACCTAGTTTCAATTTAACTATTGGACAGGTTAAAGAGCTGAAAGATTGTTACGGTGGAGATACAACAATCGATCAGATACTAGCTCATATTCAGGGCAATAAAAAATACAGATGTCCGAAGTGCGAGGGCGCAGGATATGTTGCTGTACCATATAATGCATATCCAGAAGGTCTCCCTGATAGTGGCTGGGCTACGGACTGGAAGTTTAAAAAAGTTACCTGTGATTTATGTAACGGCGAAGGGTACACCGAACATGAATATAAACCTCATATGGTACAGGACGGTTGGGAGAAGAAAGGAGAGTAAAATGGCATGGAATTTAGAGATGAGTAGTAAGTTAAGACCTTGCTATATTTATTTTAGAAAAGATAAGACGAAAAAAGCCTTATTTCATTGTTGGAGTCCAAATGGTACTAAGATGAATGAAGGTACTGTCGGTATTGTAGAACTCGAAAATGGAGAAGTTGCTACTGTGGTTCCAGAATGTTTGAGATTTGCCGATAGTATGTTTGACGAATACACATGGGAGTAGAAAGGAGAATGACTTATGAAACCATTAACAGACACTTTATTGGTAAGTATTGATTCGAGCACTGATGGTGATGAAACAGTCTTACTGGTTGGACGAAAAAGACTGAATGAATCCGTAGAAATCGTGAATGCATTCCAAGGAAAAGACGCTATGGATTTATATAAACAGTTAGTTACGGTAAAGAAAGGAGAATAACGTGTTTCACAAGATATTTAAAAGAAAACCGAAACAGACCACATATTGCTACTGTCCGAGATGCAACAACGAACTCGTGAGCAGTAATAGTTTTGTAGAAGATCAGGACGGAATTGTGAAATATCGTTGTAGTAAATGCGATGAGATAACGTTCTGGGATTTTATACACTATCCAGTTCCTATGTTACGGACTTGCGGAGATTGTCATTTCTTGATTACAAATGATAAAGGATATTCATGGTGCAATATGATTAAGTGCAGTTCAGATACTCAGAAAGCATTTGTTTATAAAGGAACCTACTGTGACTATTGCATGGGAGCAAAACCGTTAGTAATTGGTGGCACAAACGATAGAGGAATCGCGATTCAGTATCCAAATAAATTGATGGCTTACGGCTATGATGTTCATGGGTCGGGCTCTAACGGTTTATCTGTGAAAATTAATTACTGTCCAATGTGTGGTAGAGAACTAAAGAAAGGAGAATAATATGGTATTTATAGTTCAACCTAGCGTAGTTCTTTCAGAAGAAGATTTATCAAAACTACATAATAGACTATCAAAAGAACTTAACGATGAAAATAAGCACCGAGTAATGTGTATTCCAAAGGACTGTAATATTGAAGTTGTTAATGATTATGATGCAAGAAATGCATACATTGTTAAGAAAGGAGAATGATTTATGAAACATCGTAGTTTCTTAGGATTGATATTTGATCTTATTATGGTATTTGTAACAGGTGGGTTATAGTTGATCTGGTTATTAATCAGATATTTGAGACAAAGTTAGGAGATAGCATGTTTGAAACTATTTACAGTTTTATATTTAAGCTTAGATTACAAATTAAGATAATATCACATGATGATTTCATTAAATTGCTAGATAAATGTGATTATCAACAGTTAATATACGCTTTGTATTTTAGATATTGCTAGAAGGGCCTGTCTATTGATGGGCTCTTTAAGTTTGAGCAGTGGCGAGTATAAAAGAAAGGAGCGATTACATGTTAGAAATATTGGCGATATTAGTAATCATTGCTGGGGTAGTTTTATTGACATACGGATTAATTATACGAGAGAAGGATCCGATTATAGCAGGTCTAATTATTGGATTGATTCCGTTAGTTGTATATGTCTCATGGAAAGCTGATATTTATATTACAGCTTGGAAAATTCAACAAATTAAAGGATTACTTTAGCGAGGATAAGTCGGATCCGTCCGCGTAAATAACAACTCATATTATAGAAAGGAGAGCGATATTTATGATGGATTATGAATATCTATTTAGCATGAACTTACATCAAAAACTTAGAGAGAGAGTAATCGGCAAAGTTTACTGTAAAGTTAATGAAGAGAATGAATTGTATATTAAGATCGAAAGTTTTGGAAATCTTAAATTCAGAATGACAATCGATAACTTTTCAGAAAGAATCTTAAATGGTTATTCTACGGAATATGCAGTGTATGAGATCGTGTCTGAATACGAAAAATTTGTACATAATAGATATTTTATCAAGTATAGCGGAGAGACTCAGCGTTAAATGCGTTGGGTCTTTTCTGTTTTAAACCATCGATAATCATGAAAGGAGCAAAAAAAAAAAATAAAATGACGACGATAAAAACTATCGAATTAATCATTGTGGTTTGTTTTATACCTTACGTTATATATGTAACAGTCGCAATTGTAGCCATATTAATTGGTTCGATAATTTCTATGACTGTTAAACAAGCGTATGAATTGTGGGTTATATTATGGAGTCATATTCCAAGGAGGTAAAGAAAATGAAGAAATTTAAGAGAGTTATTGCTGTAACATTATGTGTTGCTATGTTAGTTGCGTTATCAGGTTGTGCGGCATTAGATTCAGCTATTAATGATATTAAGGGAAATCTTGTTGGTAACAGTTACACAATTACGACTTACGACAACTATGGTAATAAGGTTATGACTACAACAGGAGACAAGATCAACATAACTGGAAATAAAGTCGAGTCAACTTCTTATGATGAGGATGGAGATGTTGTGCAAAATTATGAACTATCATCCATCATTACAATCAATATTGACGGTAAAGAAATCCAGAGCTGTGGTGACACTTGTATATTTGAAGAGGGTGGATTGCAGCCGGAAGTAGAGTTTAGTCAGGAGGATATTTACAGTCATTCTACCGGAGACTTATCTGACAATACATATATTGCAGGAATTGTTAACTCGTATAAAAACCAATTCGGTAAATCCAGAGTTGTAGTCATTAAGTCTCAATTAGGTCAGCCTATCGTAGCTTATTCGGGTAAAAAGGTTTATTGGGAGATTCCAGACAATTTACCGAAAATGACAAAACTTATGATCGATGGAAAAGCTCTTTATATTCACAGAGCAAACTTCCAAATCATTGATAAAGAATTATTAAATTAAAAGGAGGAACAAGAAAATGACTAGTTTTGAGATTGGAGTATTAGCTGTAATTTTATACATCTGTGTGTATGGGATCATTAACCGTATCTGTAAATGTATCGAGCAGGTAACAGCAAATAAATACGGTGCGAAGGAGGATCAATATGAGCAGAGCAGAAATGAGACGGATGCAGCGGGAGCAGAAAAAGGCGAAAACAGCTACCTATAATCTGACAAAAGAGCAGCTTAACGCAATGGTAGAGGAGCGGATTAGTCAGCGTATAAAAGAAGTAAAAGAAGCGGCTACATATGATGCTGTGAATACTGCCATGACGTTAATGTTGGTGTTACCTATGGAGGTATTAATGGATCATTATTGGCAGAAATCTTACGCTACTAAAATTCCAGAGTTCACAAGTTATGTTTTGAAATATTATGAGCGCTGGATGAAAGGTGAGCTTGATATGGACAAAATGAAACAGGATCTCTGGGAATATGGCGGAGTTCGTTTGGAAGAATCGGAGGATAGAGTTATATGAGCAGAATGAATTTTGATAGTACAAGGGGCGCAAATGCAAAAGTACATGAGTTTGGACGGGAGATTTCACGAGCAAGAAATGAGAAATTACCAGTGCCCGAGCGTAGTGCACGTATGTGGAAACACAAACCATATTCTACAGATATAAGGAGAAGTAAGAATGAGAGGTAAAGAAAGTCATAAAGAAGCTGGATCTAAAGGTTTTCAGCAAATGAAAGAGAGTGAATACAGAGCTATCGAACATATGAATATTAGACCGTCAGCTCGTAAGATGTTCCAGCACAAACCATATTCTAACGACTTCGGAAGGAATGATGCAGCAGATGAAAACACAGACTGATTTCCTGTATCCGCATCAGGCACAAGCTGTCGATAGAATGTTTACTGGATGTATTCTTAACGGAGGAACTGGTAGTGGTAAAAGCAGGACTTCTCTTTACTATTACTTCTCTCAAAACGGTGGCTATTTAGGTTATAAGAAATATACTCCAATGAAAAAGAATCCTCCTGATTTATACATCATAAGCACGGCAAAGAAAAAACATGATTTAGAATGGGAAGAGGAACTTATACCATTTCATTTATATCCAGATCCAGAAACTAAGTGTACTGAATATTACGGTAATAAAGTCGTGATAGACAGCTGGCAATGCATCAAGAAGTATGCGGATGTTAAAAACGCATTCTTTATATTTGATGAGGATAAGCTGACTGGAAAAGGGGCTTGGTGTAAAGCGTTTCTTAAGATAGCTAAGTATAACGAATGGATTATATTATCAGCCACAGCGGGAGATACTTGGCAGGATTATGAAACAGTATTTGTGGCAAATGGATTCTTTCGCAATCGCTCTGAATTTAGAAACGAGCATCTTATATATTCAAGATGGTCTAAGTTTCCGCAAGTAACTGGATATCGTGGTGAGACTCGTTTAATTCGTTTGAGAGATCGTATATTGATAGACATGGATTTTGACAGACATACGATTCAGCATCATGAAGATATTTGGGTAGATTATGATAAGCCGTTTTATAGGGAAGTGATGAAAACCAGATTTGATCCGTACAAACAGGAGCCTATATCTCAAGCTTCTGGTCTTTGTTATGTTCTCAGAAAAGTTGTTAATATGGACGAGTCAAGGCAAGTTAGGCTGTTGGAATTATTCGAGGAACATCCAAGAATGATTATATTTTACTCGTTTGATTATGAGAGAGATATTTTAAAAAGCTTAGCGTATGGAGAAGATGTGGCGATAGCTGAATATTCCGGACATGCTCATGAAGCAATACCGAATAGTGATAGGTGGGTATATTTGGTGAACTATATGGCAGGAGCTGAAGGTTTTAACTGCATAAAAACAAACTGTATCGTATTTTACTCTCAGACTTACAGTTATAAGACATTATTACAAGCTTGCGGACGAATAGATAGACTTAATACACCATATACGGATCTCTACTATTTTCATATGAAGAGTAGAAGTGGTATCGACCTAGCCATATCACGAGCATTATCTCAGAAAAAGAAATTTAATGAGAGAAAATTTGCTGGGTTTGATTAGAAAGGAGAAAGATATGTCAGGTATTGAAGATATTTTAAATGATTATTTCAACACTTATCGGACTACTTCAGAATACAAAGACAGAAACAAGATGGAGATTATGTGTAAGCGCGCATCGTTTGAGCAAAATCTCGATACAATGTGGGATATTTACAGAAAAGGCAATCCACAGCAGATCGTCGAGTATAACAAAGGAGTAGCTCAAATCAAAGAATGCGGTCTAAAAGTGCTTCGAAATTCAGCTGGTAAACATAAAATAGTATTACCGTAGAGGAGGTCTCATGAGTGATGTAATAAATGTTATTATCAACACTGAAACCGGTCAAGTAATAGCAATTCAAATGAATGATGAATATATTGTATCGCCCGGTTTTGGATTGGTTCATTTTGAGAATGGAGTAGAGCCGGTGTTTACTGATGATGAGCATGGTAATTTATATTTGAAGCCAAATGCGATGGTTATAACAGACTATTAAAAGGACGTGACTTCCATGAGAAATGTAAAGGTTTTACAGATGTTGGAAGACGGTAAGGTTGATGAATTGAAAGCGGAATTACGAGACGAGATTTATAAAGATTCATTGAAACAGAAACCAGATGTGAAAAGACGTTATACGGCTATGAAGAAGTATTTCTACTATCATACGTCTGAACGTGAATGTCTAAAGAAACCTTGTAAGATCATGTTTGAAGGTAAGCCTTATACTTCATTTACAAACTCTTGGTCTTTAGTGTTAACTACGGAAGATACTGGTGAAATGGAGTTGTTTGATAACGAAAATGATAAATACCCGGACGTTGGAAGACTTGCAAACTTTAACGGTATTAAGAGAAAAGTAGATTTGAATGCCGTGTTTGCAGAAGCTAAATGCAGAGGTTACAAATTAACAAAGAAAGAGGTGGGTCCAGGATTCCGTTATGTAATGCGCTATGATGGTACGTATTACAAGATCGGTTTACTGGAATCCACTTTTGCTTTAATCGATGATGGAGAACCGGCTATGGTTTATCATCCAGACGGCAAACGACAACCACTAACTATTCAAACAAGCGTTGGGATTTGTGTGATTATGCCAGTTTATATTGAAGATGACCATGACGTAGAGGCCGAGAGAATTATCGATGTGAAGTTGTAGAAAGGAGAGTCGTATGGGTGAAAGATTACCAAAATATACACAAGAAGAGATAAATATGTTATTTGCTGATTTTATATTGAAGAATGCACGAACTGATCAAATTTCAGATGCTTATAACATGCTGGAAAGAATATCTAATGATAATTACATTCTTGTTAATCAAGAAGAACAAAAATAAGAGGTTGTTAATCACGCGAGAAAAACACATCCTGTTATGAGAAAAGATTTATATTTTCAAGGAGGTAATTAAAATGAAAGACGGATTTAAAAAAGCATTCGGTGTGGTTGTAGGAATTTGGGCTGGAATGGTAGCAACAAATTTCTTAGGAGAAGCATTGAATAAATTAACCGGAAAGGAAGATACTTCTAAGAAAGAAGAATCAGATTTTGAGGAGGAGTCCTAATTGGGCTTCTCTTTTGTTTTTGCAGTAGGTCACGTAGTCAATGGCAAAATTATATTTACAAAAACCATACAGGAAGTGATCTCAAATGAAAACCGAAAAGTGGTATCAACAAAGACTAGCTAAATATTTTACTGAACATTTTGAGCAATACGAAGATACCGCTGAATTCTGGAATGACCCAGCGGAGAATTGTTGGCTGTTTGATATTACAGAGTTAGGTCAGAAAATCGAGTTACTTTGTCGAGATAACGGTAAGGTGGAAGAGACTCGGTATCCGATATTAAAGTAGCTTGATATTTTGGAGAGTCTTGATCAATTGTGGTCGAGGCTCTTTTCTATTTGAACTTTGTGAGAATGTCTGAGTGCAAGCGAAAAAGAAAGGAGAATTATATGGCAGATTTTAAGACACCGTTACATATTAATATGCCTGAGAAAAAGATAGTTGATTATGACAAGGATATAAAAATGTTCGATCAAGATGATGGTGTTGACCATTATTATCAAAAAGTACTAGGACAATGCAAAGAAACAGAGGAGGCATTTATATTTTCATACATCGAACCTTTCGTCAATTCTATATCTGAGATTGAGATTTCAAAAGAAGAATTAGTCGAAGCAGTTCTGTTGAGTAGACTAAAGAAAGAAGCTCTTAAAAAATACGATTGTCATATTCTTAGTAACGATTTGACTACAGCTACGGAACAAATGGAGTGTTTTCGTGACGCTTATCAAAAAGGTTATGACGCCGGATATAACAGGGCAAGAGAAAAATATATACAGTTTATGTCACAAGATTTAAAGGAGCAAGTAGATGGGTAATAAATTGAGAGACTTATTCGATCCACCAAAAGATGTTTTACTTAAACAATATACTGAGATTCTTGAGCTCATGCTAAAAAATACAAACGAATGTATAACATGTATTCACTATAAAGAAACAGATCCGTATCTACCCGGTTTTGTAACTGATTATGGCGATTGTAAAGAACATGTCGATATTTTTGAAGATAAAGTATTGGATAGATCAAAACTTGTATCATGTGAAGCTTATGAAGAAGATTTTGAAAGTATCAGAAAAATGAAAGAAGCTATTGAAGAAATAACCGGCGAACCATTATGTAAGCATTCCGAATGTCCTTATAAATATTGTCCATTTCACAAAGAATATGACCCGGAATTAGAGGTGATTTGTAGGTGGGCTATACCGAAAGAGAATGTTGGAAACTGTATGAGTTATTTGGATCAAAGAAAGGAGAAGAATAGATGATTGAACTAAACATTGAAGATTATTGCCAAGATTGTCCAGAATTCGAAGCTTGTACTGATAAATTGTATGCTGGTAATCTCTCGACAAATATATTCGTCTATTGCGAGCACAAATTTATTTGCAAGCGTATTCATGATCATTTATTAACGAAATTAAAGGAGCAAGAAAATGGCAAAGAAGAAAATTAAGAGACTTAACAAAGAATGGTATGTCTGCGACGAGTACGGACATACCGACAAGATGCTTGTTATTAAAGTTAACGAGTTGATTGGAATTGTGAATCATCAGCAGGAAGTTATTCGTGAGTTGGAATTACTGCTTAAAAATACTAATGGTTTAAAGAGAAGATAGGAGGATTAGATATGAATACTAAGAAAATTAAAGAAATCGGTAAATGGATGATGGTAGCTGGCGGAACTATTTTCACTTCAGGTGCTGGATTCTATTTTGTTGGTAATTATATCGAGCGAAAAGATGAGAAACATATTCATCAGGTCAAGATGGATCGTATCAACGAGGAAGAACGAATCAAATCTCTTAAACTGAGAGAAGAAAAGATCAAAGCTGAGACTGAGAAAGACAGAGCTTATGCTGAGCAGCTTAAAAACATGGACCAGAAAACATTTGCGAAACTTCACGCCGACCGAGTATCCGTAGCTAATGAGAATGTCATAAAAGATGCTGAGCGTGTGAAGAAAGAAACTGAAGCAGAAATGGTTAGAGTTCGTCTTGAATGTAATGAGCAGATTAATAAAATCCGTGAAGAGTGTCTTAGAAAAGTTGAGGCAGCTGACAAGAAACGGGATGATGCAGTTAAGAAATACGAAGTAATCGACACTCTGTTCACCAATAAAGATAAGATTCTCAGAGCTAAGGAAGCTTTAGACGCTGCTGTTCAGAAAGACAAGAAAGCGAAAGATGATAAAGAAGAGCTGCTTGAGAACATTAAAGAAATGCTGTCATAAGGAGGATTGATATTTTATGTACTGTGAAGTTTCTGAATTATTAGGTAAAACACTTGTAGCAATTACAGGCGCTGATGAAGGTAACAATGAGATTATATTTGAATGTTCTGATGGAAGCAAATATCGTATGTATCATGAACAAGACTGTTGTGAAAGTGTATTAATAGAAGATATTTGTGGATACGTTAATTCTCTAATAGGTAATCCTCTCACAATGGCTGAAGACATAACGAACATAATGGATAAACCGGCAGTCGACAAACGGACAGACAGTTGCACATGGACTTGGTATAAATTCGCTACGGTAAAAGGCTATGTGACTATTCGTTGGTATGGTGAGTCTAATGGTTATTACAGTGAGCGTGTAGATTTCGAAAAAATGGAGGGTTGATATTTTATGAAAGTGAAGATTCTAACTAGTAATAATTATGCAGTTTTAGAAAACGATGTTAATCGGTTTATCAAAAACAAAAATGTTATCGATATTAAATACCAATCCATGTATGTAGAAACGGAGTTTCGTGGTGGCATTCCAGTTGCCGGTACAGCAATCGATAGAGTTTTTATTATGTATTCAGATGAAGAGGAGGATTAAGAAAATGACAATTAACGAGTATCAGAAAGAAGCACTTAAAACAGAATCAGGAATGGCCAAGGAGTATCCAAGAGTACTCAACGGTCTTATGGGATTGAATGGAGAGGCGGGAGAAGCAATTGATATTTTGAAAAAGCATCTCTATCACGGTCATCCATTGGACAAGGAGCATCTGGCAAAAGAGCTGGGAGATGTAGCTTGGTATCTCGCTATTAGTGCTGATGCAATTGGTTATGATTTGGAGACTATTTTTCAGATGAACGTAGACAAGTTACGTGCACGTTATCCGGAAGGTTTTGATCCAGAGCGGTCTATGCATAGAAAGAAAGGAGATATTTAGTGATGGAGAATGAAAGCCATATTCGAGTAGTTTTAAAAGATAATACAATACTTGATTTCGACGGAAAGTGTACAAATGTGGAGTATAAAAATGATAAATTTTGTAAATTCACAAATGAGAACAATAAAGCGTATTCTTTGCTGGCGTTGATTCCGTACGAGAATATAGCATATATAGATAATTTCCCGTATCAGGAGGTGCAGACTCAGTCATATGAATAATACGACAAGGATTAAGATTCTGTCATATGCTTCTCAACCGGATAAGAGTTACAACTTTTACGGCGATGAAGTGGTGTATGAAGGTAAAAGATATTTTGTAAATCTATCTGAGGAGAAGGTAGTGTTTCTTGGGATCGTAAAGGAGGATAAATAGCATGATTTGGACATTATTAAGTGCTGTAATGGTTATAGTTGGAATCGTTTTATCACATTTAGGAATCAACGGCTCTTTTAAAACTGACGCAGGAGATGGGATTAGTTTTGGAGTTGGAGCAGTAAGTATAATTATAGGTGCAATGGTGTTTATTGGTTGTCTGATAATGATTATATGTAACCATACCTCAGTAGACAAGAGTATTCATGATTATGATTTACAGTATGAATCTCTCGTTAAGCAGGTAGAAGCAGTTAATAGTGAGTACGAAGACGTATCTAAAGCCACAGTAATAAACAGAGTATATAAATGGAATAATGATGTTTACAGCAAAAAATATTGGGCGGAGAATCCGTGGACTAACTGATTGTACAATAAAAAGATTGTGGATTCTTTGAAATACATAGATATAGAGGATATTAATGCAGAAGAAAAAACACAAACATGGATTTCACCACAAGATTAATATGCAGGTTCGAGAGATGGAAATCGCATTTGGTGTTTATGGTAACAATAATCGTAGGAAGATGCACGGAATACCTTTAGAGAGACATTGCAGTATAGTTAAAAACAGAGAAATGGTGAGGAAGAATGAACAATCGCGAGAGGATAAAAGTCTTAAGAAAACTAAAAGACAATCCTATAAAAACAGTATCTGAAAACCAGCATAAAGTAGAAGAAAGTCTAAACTGGGCCGTAAAAGTTTGCGACAAATATGAGAGTAAGAGGGAGGCGAAAAAGAATGGTATTTGTGATTAATAACCTAAAGTACGATACAGATAAGATGAAACTTGTTTCTGAAAAATGTGAATATAACTACTTATCAGTCATTTGTGGAGATGTATGTATGTTTGACGGAAAAAACGTTAAGTTATTCAGGAGCGCAAAAGGAAACTGGTTGTTAACGTATGAAGGAGACTGGCATAAATCGTTCGCTATTGCGTTAAATGAAGAAAAAGCTAAAGATATTTTACTTACTCATGACTTAAAAGCATACGAGAAAATATTTGGAGAATTGGAGGAAGCTTAAATTGAGAATTAAAGCAGATACATATTTACAAGAAAACATCCATCATATTTTAGAAGATGGATACATGGATGAAAATCCAAGACCTAAGTATAAAGACGGAACACCAGCACACACATATTCTGTCAATCATATTTTACGTACATACAATCTTGCAGCTGGAGAATTTCCGATTACAACTCTTAGACCAATCGCTTGGAAGACTGGAATTAAGGAAATATTGACAATCTATCAGAAACCGACAAATGATATTTCTGAGATGGAGAAGATGGGCGTTACATGGTGGTCTGACTGGGATATCGGTGACGGAACAATCGGACAGAGATATGGTGCTACTGTGAGTCGTTATGATTTGATTAATAACCTTATTAAAGATATTCAATCAGATCCATACGGAAGAAGAAAAGTTGTGTCTCTGTGGCAGGAAGCAGATTTGAGAGAAACACCTGGATTAGCTCCTTGTGCATTCTTAACGATCTGGAATGTACGTGAGAAGTATTTGGATATGTGTGTGATTCAGAGAAGTGGCGATATGTTAACAGCTTCCGGAGCAGGCGGAATCAACGAGGTCCAGTATGCTGCTTTATTAATGATGATTGCGAGACACTGTGGTTACGAACCAGGTGTCTTTTCTCATTTTGTGGCTAATGAGCAGATTTATGATCGTCATGTTGATCAGGCAAAAACATTGGTTCAGCGGTATTGGGATACTTTACCGAAACATCCTGTGAATCCTCGTTTGGTTCTGAATCCAGATGTGAAGGATTTCTACGATATTACTATCGATGATTTCACAATGGAAAACTACACACCACTTAAGCCACAGTTGAAATTGGAACTTGGAATTTAAGAAAGTAACCAAAAGACTTTAAAGAAAAGGAGACAAAAAAAAACTAATGATTAAAATTATTGAACATGGAACACGTAAAGAACAGCGTTGTAAAAATTGTGGATGCTTATTTTCCTACGAAGCGATTGATATTGAGAAAGGAAATACTGCTGGTGTATGTGGTATGGAGCTGTACAAAAAACCATATAAATTTGTGAGATGCCCGCAGTGTAAGAAAGAAATTGTATTGGAGACAGTTAGATAATGATTAAATTAGAAAATGTAGTTCTGGCAAGTCCAGAGCAGATGGAGTTTATTATTGAAGGAATGAGAAATCCGATGAACTCATGGGAAAAGAGCGATAGTAAAATAGAACCAGAAAATATCGGCGACTTTGGTGAGGAGTATGGTTCTATGTTTGAGCTTGGTGACAATGACCATGACTTAATGCAACGTTTAGCAAAAGCAGGTACAGACCATAGAAAATTTATGAGAATGATGCCGGTGTATGTAAGAATTACGGCTCCGTTGTATTGGTGGGAGGATTTCGATACTTATATAGTCGATGCTGTTGCAAACTCTTGCTGTACGATGCACAAGATTGCGGAGAAGGAGTTTGATCGTGGTGATTTTAGTTGTGAACATCTCAGCGTTGTTTCTCTGGATTATTTGAGAAGCAACATCGAACACTTGAACTTTATAAGGGATGTCTACAATGACGATAAATCAAATAAAGGAGCATGGTGGCAGATGATTCAGCTTCTTCCGAGTAGCTATAACCAGACTCGTAATGTTATGATGAATTATGAGGTGCTGGCAAATATTTACAGACAGCGAAAGAATCACAAGCTGGATGAGTGGAGAGAGGTTTGTAAGTGGATTGAAAGCTTGCCGTATTCTGAATTAATTACCGGGGAGGAGATAACTTATGAAAAAGAAACTCACTAGTTTTTTGAAAATAGTAATATGTTTCGTTTTGATATTCTTATTATCTTTCGTATGTGTTTACTTTTATCTGAATATGCAAAAATCAGAAGAAAAACAGGCAACTTCTACTGTGAAAAAAGTGGATACTCAACCATTAATTATAGATATTCCAGAAGCGTGCAATACAGGGTCGTTAACTGTAAAAGATGCTGATGAGAATATCTATTTTAATTATAACGGAGTAATTAATATTCAGAATGACGGTAAAGATGGAGAGCAGATCGAAATCGAAATAATAGTTCCGTCAGAGGAAGAGACTGAAAGCATGGATGATAACTAGTAGGAGGAATTATATGTGTAAGAAAGCTATGCTGATGATTGATATGCCTGAAAGTTGTCATACATGCCCTTGCAGTCATCTTATTAATGGAACATATGGTTTTGTATGTGGGTTGGCGAATTGCTCTGATTGTCCAGATATTTCAATCCCAAAGTGGTGTCCACTAGTTCCGTTAGAAATGAGGCAAATGGATTCTATATTACGTGCGGTCGGTGATCCGGCTGAATTATACAAGATTGGGCTTTAAAAATAAGAAAGGAGAGTTGTAATTATGAAATTGATATTTATCGTGATGATGTGGGTTTGGATCGTTGTGAATCTGGTAAATCTTATAGCCGTGTGTACTTATTCTGATAAACACGATCTATCCATACTTGAAGCTTATGTGGCAATCGTTAAGAAATGGCTGGACAAAAGTACAACCGGGGATTATGTCACTCAGTTATTTAAAGTCGCGCTACTGTTCCCGGTAATGTTACTTGCGTGGGGCTGTGACGTAATCTGTGTTCTACTGTTTATATTTAAACGTGTGTTGAAAACATACGGACGCAGGTAACAAAAACAGAAGGTAATATTGTAAACGCAATAAATAGTTAAGGAGAGATAATATGAAAGTTAAATTTAAACCAGTATGCGGAAAGTGTGGAAGTCCGTTCAAAGAATTGGAGTATAAAAAAGGACCTAAAGGAGCTTATATTCAACCGCCAGTGTGCCCTGAATGCGGAGAACGTATTACTCAGATTGAACTTCCTAACTTCAGCCCTGACGGATTCGAATACAAAGAGGAGAGTGAGTCTAATGATATTTAATTTCTGGAGACCGTATCCGTTCTTAGTACCAAAAAAGTCAGGATGGTATATATGTACTGCCGCTCATCAAAACGGTATAGATAAACCTGGAGTAATAGAATTATATTTTGATACATGGCACAACAAGTGGGTAGATCTTCGTCGACAGAATGTGTTTGACGGATATAAGGTTTATGAATCTTGTCGTGCGCCAATCGATGACAACCGCGTATATACCGACACTGATTGCGAACGAATCGATGTTACAGCTTGGAAACATCTTCCTAGATATCGCGGCTATTGGAAAAAGAAACGCGAGAAGGGTCTTGATGCGGAACTGTGGGAGGAGATGGATGGCAGGTAGTCATGGGACAATTATCAACAGAAGAAAAGAGAAAAAGAGGCTGTATATATTGTGCGGACGCCAGGAAAGTTAGAGGTTATAGATCGTGTGAGTTGTATGTAAAAGCACACTTAATATGCCCACATGATATTTGTCCATATAGTGAACTCGATAATTTTGAGAAATACATAGATTATTTACAGTCTGATGAATCCAAGTTTGAATTCTTGGAGATACCTAAAGCATTTAATTTTTGAAAGGAGGAGACAAATGAGTAAAGAAGAGATCTTAGAGCTGAGATGTGATGCTTATCGTACTATAATTAGAAGTATTTGTGATTATAATGACGACAAACTTAAGGAACTCATTGATAAATACTTAGTCAACGGTGTATTAATAGCTAACGATGCTAGATATTTAATGGGAATATGCGATATTGAGGAAACCATCAAAACGGAGAATAAACCACCATTAGGAGTCACTCCGCGTGATAGGTGGGACAGAAAACGTCAGGATGATCTCGCAGCTGCTATGCAAAGATATTTGGAAGCTGGAAAGAAGATTCCTAAAGAATGGTTGGACGAGTACAACGAGATTAGTGATAGACAGGAAAAGGAGAATCGTCCTAATACTTTGTGTGACGAATGTGCACCACAAGATAAAGATTGCGGATGTGATTGTGCCAGAGAGTTCGTTAAAAAGGAGGAGACAAATGAGTAGAGAGTACGATTTATATTTACAGGAGCATAAGGCTAACGTGAAGAAAGGGTATGACTGGATTAAGGAGAATTTACCGGATCTGATTCCGTCTGATATGAGACTTATTTTAGAGCATCAGATTGGGTTTGCGCATGATGCTAGTAAGACAGAGCCAGACGAATATGGTCCATACGATGCGTATTTCTATGGCGGAAACAGATCGAGTCAGGTTGTAGATGATTTTAATATGGCGTGGCTTAAACATATTCATCGAAATCCGCACCATTGGCAGTACTTTGTGCTCGTAAATGACGAACCTGATGAAGGTGAGATCGTTCTTGATATGCCTTATAAATATATACTGGAAATGGTATGCGACTGGCTTAGCTTCTCTATCGCTAAAGATAATATGTATGAAGTATTCGATTGGTACGATGAACATAAGAATCGTATCAAACTCAGCAAGAATACTCGAAAGACTGTCGAGGATATTTTAAACAAGATTCGTAGAAAACTGGATGAGTTAAACGGTGTTGAGAGTAGGTGAAACATGTCTGGTTTATTTGATAGATCAAAAGAGTATCTCTATTACGAGCTGTATGATCGCAAATGTAGTGAAAATATAAAGTTGCAAGAGCAGGTAGACACGTTAAAAACACAATTGGCTTTTCTAAAAGAAAGTGCAGAAATGAATACACGTAACGCAAACCAAGAATACGAGATGGCCATAGCGTGTTTACTTGATTGCTTATCTATCGGAAGTAAATATCGAAGATCCTAGACCGGTTATCTCTGTCGAAGATGTTGATATTAAAGATTGTATTGATTGGGATTTATTAAACAAATTAGTAAAAGAGGAGGAGACAAATGTCTAATTACGATTTAGAAGCAGCAAATGAGAGATTCGAAGAGGAGGTAAAGAGCTTACTGTCTGGATATTTAGAGTCAAGCGATACGGTAGGCTATCTTGCTCTGAAAATCAAAAACTTACATATGGATCATTTAGAGGAGGCGTTGGCAGCAAATGAACAATGATGGGATGAAGTTCGTGAATTTTGACGAGTATTGTGAGTCTTGCAAACATTTCAATAAAGCGGAAACTGATGAGCCGTGTAATGAGTGTTTGACGGAACCGGTTAATCAGTATTCACATAAACCAGTTAAGTATGAAGAAAAGAAGTGATATTTATGGAAGATCGATGCGTTATGTGCGGTGAGTATGTTCCGGAAGGGCGGCAGGTATGTAGAGTATGTGAGCAGCAAATTCTTGATGGTAACAAGCAAGTTAAGAAGAGTAAGAAAGAGAGACATATTCGTAAACCTTACTGGGACAACTGGTCAAGTTATACGCGATCAAGTTCGGTCTAAAGACGTGCTCTCAACCGTTCGGTATTCGTGAATACGTTTTAACTCGCGGCAAAAACACACTCCTTTATGAGACAATTGAAAGGAGGAAATGTGAAATGTCAATTCATAGATTGAAAGTCGTGCCTGGTTCGGAGGCGGAAGACTATTTTATGCAATTATTGAAGGAGGTAAATGTAAAGCCTGAATCAGTAATGTGTAGATTAGGGTCTATATTCGGAACAGACTACAACGAGTATATATTTAGTGACGGATTATTTCAGCAAATTCGAGAAAAATTGTGGAAGATTAAAACAGAGGAGGTCTAGCCGTAATGGTTGGGTCTTCTTTTCTGTTTGAAAATATTGAGAATAGCTGCACGTAGTAAAGATTCGCAACAAAAACACGTCCTGTGACTGCTCATACTTCGCGATAATATCATGCTCTATTATAGAAAGGGGGTATGGTATTATGAGAAAATTTATGACAATGATTGAGATGATAGGAGTATTACTAATGGCATTTTGGTTACCGTTAAATTTATTTATCGATATGCCGAAAGAATTGGGTTATATTCCATTATTGATGTTAGGTGTAAGTTGCATTTATGAAACCATAACTAACAGATGGTATGATGAGGAGCTCTAATTTAGGGCTCTTTTTCTTTTATAGTTGTGAGGCGGATATATATAAAATGGCTTAAATCGCTATATACGAGCTTACAGAGGCATTCTACGCGACTCAAACATGGACTGTTACGGAATAGATAACAATGATATTTTCAAGAAAGGAGAATAAAACTATGAAAATTACATTTGAAATTTCCGTTGAGGAACTTGAGAAACTTTTTGGAGGTGTAGAAGAAACTGAAGAAAAACGTAAGAGTGGAAAATACGAATGGGAACCTACCGAGTTTACAGCTTGGTATAATGAGGAATGTACGGCGTGGAGTAAAGATCCGCAGTACAATAAAATGTATCTAGTAAATCAGCAGAATTATTTTAATGATGTGCTGAGAACTAGAGGGCATTTATATTTGAATGAGGTCTATGACGCACTTGGAATTCCGAGAACAAAGGCTGGACAGATGATTGGTTGGGTTTTTGAGGATGGAAACTCTTATGTAAATTTCGGTTTGGATGATCCAAGAAACACAGAGTTCACCAATGGTAAAACAACAAATGCTTTATTAGTGTTCAACGTTGATGGAGTTATTATTGACAAAATCTAAAATAGAAGAGAGGTCCTAATACAAGGGCTTCTCTTTTTATATTTATTGTATTCACATAAAATCTGAGTATGAGTGAAGAGAAATTGTAAGTACAAGAAAAGAAAGGATTGATATTTTATGTTTAACAATGTAGATAAGATTCGTGATGCTATGTTTCCAGAACCGTTTGATCCTATAGCAGGTGAGATTATAGATAGGAGAAATCGCCGTATCGAAGAACGAGCCAAAGAAATACATAAAAAAAGAGTGAGAGAACGTCTAAATTCACAGTTAAAACCTTGTCCGTTTTGTGGTGGTCCTGCAAAAATAATCGAAAGGACGAAACCAGACGGATATTGTAGTTATACCGTAAAACTAGTCCGTTGCGAGGCATGTCATGCACAAACCGAGGAAAGAACCGCAGATGGATATTATGGTGGTTATTGTAGCGATGAAGAGATAGCTGGGTGTTGGAATCGTAGAAAGGAGGATTGACATTTATGGCTAAACAAAAGACTAGTAAACCATATTCAATACATACAGATAATCCGTTTGATATTTTAGCTATTCGGGCTAAGATGAATTTTCATAAAGAGGTTACAGGTCTTATACCGACAACTATTCGATACAAAGGCAAAGTTGTTTCAAAGGAGGATTAATTATGAA